TTCCGTTCGCAATTCTTCCATACTCATCTTTTCTATTTCTTTCATTCTTCCTCGCCTCCCATTATGACCTCTACTGCAAGCAGTACCTTGAGTACATCTGCAAACGTGGTAGCCATGTTGTGCATCTTCTGCACAATCAATGGGTTAGTGTTCGTCATCACTCTGAGTAGCTCTGCGTAATGCTTCGGCTCCAAGTCCTCCATCATGTTGCGAGCAACCTCTGCCCAATCATGCTCAATGTCCATGTGATATGCGATGTCTTCAGCTTTGAAGTGACTTGCCATCTCACTTGTGTCAATGTAAGATGCAACATCGCTCATGTCTATGTTGTACACGATGTCATCAATGTCAATCTCTCGTGCAATATCATACCCATCGAAATGCTCTGCAATCAAATCCGTATCTATGTAGTCTGCTACTTCATGCACTTTTATTTGCCCTGCGACCTTGCGTGTTATCTCTCCGTCTTCTTTCATGGCGTTCGTTATTTGTTCATTCACTATCTTCGTTATCCAGTTTCTTATCATTCTTCATTCCTCCTTTCTTCTTCTTCTGCGCATTCTCTCATGTGTCTTCTCCACTCAATTATCTCACTGTGTATTGTCATCGAACCATACCCCCCTGTCATCGTATCTCCCAATGTCGCCCTCTTGGTAGAAGTTCCCTGTGTACGCATTGGCAAACTCCCAATGTCCACCGTCAATCTCCCACATGATGTCGTTGAATCTCCATGCGATGTGGTTGCCTTCCATCACTGGCACTTCCATCTGTGAACCAAAGTACACATGGACTCCCATCCTGTTCTCTGGGCTACTGTGCAACTCTCCCATAGGACGTGAAGTCAGTTGCTCAAGGTCTATCTTGTCATTGTCATACAACACCAACGCAATCGGACTGACTTTCATACAGTTGAAGTAGATGTCCACACCATCTTGCATATCATTGTCCACAAGGTAATGTGCAATCGTTGTCGCAACCTTGTAGTTCGACCAAGCTCTGTCCATCGCACTCTTAAGGAAGGGAGAGTTACTGTTAGTGCAAAAGCCATTCCAATACTCATTTCTGAATGCGTAGTTCAACAAGTCGGGGCCATCGGGAATCTCATTGTGCAAACCCATACATGAGTTAGGTGTTCTTCCACAACAAGCTAGGGTTGTGAATGCGTATTCATTGTCGTAGTCTTTGGGTGCGTTAAGGTCAGCAACGCTTGAGATTGCTCCGCAGTTATTGCACGTAGTATATACGATATTAACAGGGCGTTCTAGGTTAGGTTCAGTATCTTCGATTAACTTGACAGTCATCGATAGTCTTCGACTCTACCGGTACTTAAAGAGAATCAACTGCGCCGGGTTCAGGCTATCGCAAAACATGAGGGCAATACGTGTATTTCCCAACCGTATGGGTAGGGGACACGGGGCACAAGGGCGTGCTGTTGCGCAACGCAAGTGTAGCGTTGAGCTATTGTTGATGCGTAGCGCAACGCAACGTGTTTGCGCAATGGTTTGCGTGGTGGTTGTTGTGCAACTGCGCAACGTGTACACAACAACAACCCTTTGCGCCAACTTTGCGCCACCTGTTAGAAGGAGAGATGCACATTGCGCCAACAATTGCGCTCTTTTAACCCCACACGGCGCTCCAGCAAATTTTCGTTGGAGGGTTGTTAAAAAAAATTTAAAAAATTTTACAACCCAGCGACACCCCTAAAGACCATTGCTTCCCTCGCACGTTACATGGGCAGTGCGTTCAATACCGCTTGGACTGTACTCAAGATGGGTCCTATACCTCCAGACTTCGATGATGAGTATAGCCACAAGGACTTGGACGCAGAGGCCCTCATTGACTTTCTAATAGAGAATCTAGGGATGGAGTACAGCGAGGCCAAAACGCTTGTGACGCACCACAAGACGAAGGAAATGGCGTCTGCCAGTAGGCGGAAGGCCATGAAGAACGGCCCCAAGGAGAACGGTAACGGTGGACCGCCAATGCCACCGATGAATGGCGGTATGCCGGGAATGGGAATGTGATGAATGCCTTTGAGGAAGCGTGGGGAGTCCTTAAGGCGCTAGAAGAGCAACAACTTATCTCAGGAGATACAGACCAGTACGAGCATTTATTGAACTATCATTACGATGAAACTGGTCGTCCAGCTCCTGATTCTTACGTAAATTTAGGCACAATGCATCCAGCGGCTCTTGGTATGGCTCGTAGACAACAAGCAAAGCAACCCGTCGGCACAGTTCAGGTACAAAGGCTAACAAGACCTCACATGTATAATTCAGGAATTGGTAATTATAACACTAAGTATGGAATACAAGAAAGGACTGGTAACCCCGATTTTGCACCTTATGATGAGAGAAATATAGAAGACATCAAGGCTTATGGTGCGGTTGGAGCATTAGACGAACGATTTCCCAAAGTTAGCAGAGAGGGATATGACTTGAGGTACAGTAACATGGTAAAACCAGATTATCCACGTAGGGACCCCATTTATCTTGATACTCCCTTACAATTAGAAGGAGGAATGTAATGCCAAAAGACTACAAAGGGGAAAAAACAAAGCCTTCGATGGCTCTAATCATCTCTGTTGGGCCAAAAATGCCTAAAAAACCACAAGATACCGCTACACCTGATGACAAAGCGATGAAGAAAGCATGGGATTTCATAAAAAACAGAGAACCGGAGCCCTATGATGCTGGTTTTAAGAGAAATTCACAATCCTTTGGTCTAGGACCCGGTGCTGGGTCGAATTATGAAAGAGCAATTTACGAGGACAGTTTTGAAGACGACGAACCTGCGTTCCCAGACACCAGTGGTGATTTGGAAGGCATGAGTGCGAACGAAAGGGCGTTGTTCCTAGCTCAACAATCAATGGAGCGACCAGAAAGGACTACCCCTAGCATCCATTCTGACCTCACACCAGAAGAATTAGCTAATTTCAGGGCAAAATTAGACCGTATGACACCTACCCCAAAGACAACACCACAAGAAATGGAAGAATACATGCGAAGGCACAGCAGAGGGGACAAAGAAGCACAGAGAAAATTCAGGGAACGTGGCTTTTCAGGCGACCCCAATAGGTATAGAGGTGCATAAAACATGACTCCCTTTCAAGATGCTTGGAATCTGTTGAAAAATATCACAGATATGGTTGAGTATCCTGAAGGTTCTGGCAATTTTATGTCCCTCAAGGACATGCATGAGGCGAGAAATGCTCAATCACGGGCTAATTTAGCAGAAATGAATGAAAATCTTAAACAAGGCTACATCAGAAAGCCAAATGTGGCTGTAACGCCTGAAAAATATCCAATGCCCTCTACCGCTAGACTTTCATCTATGTTGACTCACGCTAGTGGTAGGTACGACCCTAACAATCCTGATGCAATGCACCCAATGGGGAGTGGGCAATGAATGTTTTTGAGTCTGCTTGGCTTTCTTTGTTGAAGCAAACCGATGAATATGACCGTGACTACGATTCAACTGATAGTCTGTATCCGGGTGCGCCCTTTGACAATGTATTCAGATATGGCAATCAATATTTTGACACATTAGAAGAACTAGAAAATTACATGGGTGGCCTAGATATAAAACCACAACCTGAGTATGTTGCTGGTGGTCGTCAGATGAGTTTGAGAAACTACCCTACTGACGATGACGATGTTCGTTATACTCATTCTTTTGACCCTAAATATCTCGGAGAAAAAATGATTGAGGGATTATCACCCAGAGAGTTAGATAATTACGGGCTTGGCCATAGTTGGGAAATAGAACATGCTGGTGCTGGTCGTAAAGGTCTAGGTATTACAAGATTCAAACCAATGACTACTATGTGGAAAGACTCAGAAAAAGCAAGTAAGATATTTTTTAGGAATAATTTTACTGATGACCCCATGACTTTTGACCATGAAGGATTGGGTGAAGCTCTTAACCACGCTGCAGAAATAGCAGAATCCAACATAGATGGAAGTAAAATTGATGAGTCTATCATAAGAGCCCGTGACCTTTATGATACGATGACTGGGCATCAAACAACCGATTTAGGTACTGGTAGAAGAATAAACAGAGTGGATTTTGACCATGATGAAAATACAGAAGAAAAAAGAATGGAGGCGGCGGCCGACCTTCTTGATTTCTATAGGGATAATACCTCACCGGCAGCAGAGCATCTAAGAGAAGAATACGACGAGAGCCATTTTTTGGATTTACTTGAAAGAATACTGAATGACTCTTGGCTAAACGACCCTAAAAACCATGTACCCGGCTTCTTCATTACCGATACTAACCCTTTTTCAGTAGATAGGATTTCTTCAATGATAGACGGAACGAGAAACGTAGTTGGCATCAGAAGTAAATTACCAAGCGAACCAACGAAAGAAAGGGGTGCAGGGCAGAGCATAGACTTGATACCTGAAAAATTCGTAACAGAACCCATACCACCCGAAGACCTGATTTTTTATCCAGAGACAGGTACTGATTTGGTAGAGAGAGGTAGAATTAAGCCTCGTTTTCAAGACACAAGACCTCTTTCCGAGCGCACTGAATTTCCCATATAGTGCCTAAAAACAGCATTACGAAGCGTTCAAATATAAATGGTATATCCTATTATCCCCGATGAAGGCTACTCCGACCCCCTTTGAACGGGCTTGGTTGCTAATAAAGGGACAACCTCTTGGCATTAAATTCACTAACGAGGAAGAGCAGTTTATCAACACCGCACTTCATGAGGCAATGACTAGTAAGGACGCTTACAGAAAGAGCGAAGCAAAGGAGCTTTTCTTAGAGTTTCTCAACCACAACTAGTAGTCAAAACCAGTTGTTGTACTACCACTAGTATCAGCAACCATCTGTTGTCTGTTTTGAGTTTCAGCCATTCTTTGTCTTTCCATAGCCTCTTTTTGGGCTCTTTCCTGTTGTTTTTCTTTTAATTTCTTCATTGCAGGGTCCATGGCTCCCCTTACTGTCTGGACTTTATCGAGATGAGGAGCTACTTTCTGTGCGACTTGTCCTGCTGCACTACCCATACGACCTGCCATTGAAGCTAATCTAGCGCCAACTCCCAGTCCAGTCGTAGTAGCACCTGCTGCACCCGCACCTGCTGCACCCGCACCTGCTGCACCTGCACCTGCACCTGCACCTGCACCTGTACCTGCACCTGCTACTACAGGCGCTACTAGTGGAGCTACTACTGGTGCTGGCATGATAGTCGGATAGAGCGGAACATAAAAACAGTATCGCAATGTACCACATTTCATGGGTGACCGTAAGGTATTGGTCTACAAAGGTCGCTCCTACATTCAAGATAGGCCAAAAAGACTAGCACAAGCCAAAGTGCAGAGGCTTGCTAGAAAAACCAAAAATCGCAAAACTAGAGCTAGGTATGCCCGAAATCTATCTCGTGGCAACATTAGACCAAAGATGCGTAGACAAACCGGACTTGTCAGAGTGGTGAGAAGAAAATGAACCCCTTCGACCAAGCATGGGGTTTGCTCAAATCGAGCAGTTTCACTAAGCCCTCGGAAGTCAGAGCAGGGGAAGCCGGAGGCTCATTAGGTGTATATCAACCATCGAAAGGTAAGGCTTGGACGCATCCATCGAATATCTATGCCCATTACAAGGAACTCTATCCCTTTGGGAAGTTTAATGAGGACGCATTGATAAATGAGCTTATAGGGACGGATGTTCACGAATCCATACACGAGGCCATGCATAAAGTAGGCGAAACATACGATTCAGGTCTTCATGAGGAATATGCGCCTAATTTAGCCCAGATTTTAGTCCAAGCGAGAATGCCGGGAATATACGGTGGTAAAAGAAACCAAGTGATGAGGTTAATACATGGTGATAAAGTAAGGGGAGTAGAGCCAAGACCCGACACTCAAGCCGCTATGGATTACACAAGGGAATATGCCAATTCTTATGGTTTTAACCATCCTAAAGTAAGGAAACCAACGGAAGAGGATGGAAAGTTGTTTACGTATGGCCATACCGAACCTGAGTTCTACACTGGATATGGAGAGGACTTAGAATGAACCCCTTCGACCAAGCGTGGGTACTACTCAAGATGCCACAAGAGGCGAGGGCGTTCGCAGAGCAAGCGCACGAGGGCCAGATGTATGGTGAAGACCCGTATATGTACCATGTCGATGAGGTAGCGAATCAGTTTCAAGACCCTCTTTTGCAGAGAATAGCGTATCTGCACGACGTGGTTGAGGATGGCAAGGTTTCAGTAGAGGACATACACGATAGATTCGGAGAGGATGTAGGTCACGGTGTAGATGCAATGACTAGAAGACCAAATGAGAACTACTTTGATTACATAGGAAGAGTAAGTGAACATCCACATGCTAGACAGGTCAAGATGGCAGACCTTACTCACAATCTGAGTGGCGACCCACCCGGAGGTCTGAGACAACGATACGAGAAAGCACTGGAGATGTTGTCATGAACCCTTTTGAGCAAGCTTGGATGCTTTTGCTGAAGGAGATGCTACCTCCTAATTACACACAAATTGGTAACGAAGAGAAGGATTTGAATGCAGCAGAGAGAGCTTGGCAGATGCAATATGCAAAACCAAACCCTGTCACTGCTCCACAAGTAGACGTTTCTAGGCCCCCTGTTGCTAATTTAGGTGAGAACTTCTTTGGACCACATTCTCATGAAAGACTAACTGACAGAGATAGAGTGGTGGACGAGGGGGAACAACAAGAAGTCAGAGATAGAATATCTATGGCAATGGGTCAGTTTTTGGATGAATATGGTCTTTACAAACCCGGAGCACCAAGAAATCTAGCAATTAGAACACATCTTTTGAATGAGCACAGAAGACCAGATGAAACTTACACAAAGAGCAACGGTGATTCAATTGTCGCTATCGTAAGACCACATAGAAAAAATAACATGAAACCTGAGCTAAACACAGTCATGCTACGCCGCTCGGAGATGCATCACGAGGCACCTCAACCATTCAAGGCTGCCGCTATGAGTGTCGATAAAGTAGTAAATGCACACGGCATGTCGAAGAAACAGATGAAGAGGCTGGCGGCCATGAGAAGACAAAATCGCGCCATCCGAACTGGGGAGCCAATGGACATCGCAATGCAGTTGCTCAAGGAGCGCAAGTCGCCAGAGGCTATGAGGCGTAAGTTGGAGTATGACAAGAGGTATGAAAAGACCCCTGAGAGAAGAAAGTACCAACGTGAATTACACGCTGAAAGAAGAAAAAGAGGTATTTACGGCTCTGGCGACCACATGGATGTGAGTCACACACAAGGCGGTAAGTTGACTCTTGAGCCTGAGCATGCTAATAGAGCTAGACATTTCAAGAATCGAGGTACTCTAAGGAGAGTGAAAGTAAGATGAGACAGACTGAACTCGGTGAGTTTCATGAGGGCTTTTCCAGTAGCAAGGGACCTGTTAGTGAGTATCATGGTACGGTAGATATGCCAGCGGTTATGGAAGAGGGAATCAGGGGAGGTCCAACCACAGGTAGGTCCAAACGCTATATCCCTGAATCACTAAGAGGACAAGAAAAAATATCTTACACTTCACCTGATAGAGAGCTGGCACTCAGGTTTGCACAAGAAAGAGCCAAAAAGCTAGGCTTGCCTCAGAGCAACGTAGGCGTGGTTGGCGTGAGAGCAGGGGAACTTTCAGAACCAGTGAGACAAGCAGAGCCAGCAGGTGGTGTATTTGCTGGAACTGATAGTAATGTCAGGGCTGGTGGAATACCCAGACAGAACCTCGTACCATTGACTTTGAAATCCAATATCTCTATCTCCGACCCACCGCTCGGCGTTAGTATGGAAGCTTTCACCGCAGCGTGGAATGTGTTGAAAGCGACCTTACCGATAAAGCCTGAAACAATGCAAGGTGCGACTGACCCTAGAAGATATCGTAATTACAAACAGACGGGTGGTGTCGCTCGACGGGCTAGAGAAAGATTGATGGATGAAACGGCTTCAATGGATGCAGATGTGGATGATGAGCAATTAATGGGTAGAAAAAATCCCATCCTTGATATTTATGGTGATGACACAGTCTACCCTCCTGACGCCGTACCCATTGAGCCTCTACCGGAGGATATGCGAGAGTACCGCATCCGGAGAGACGGAGATGCGTATTTCTATGGACAAGAGTGATAATGTATAGGTGATTACTGATGAATGGGACTTGTGATTGTTGCTCTCCTATGCAACAAGCCTCTGTCGCTCTCCTTGATGGCTATTTTGAGAAGGGAAAAAAGAAGTCGAAGCCGTTTCACGGTTACAATCCTAAGAGACATCACAAGAAAGGCGGGTTGAATCAAGCAGGTCGTGACAAGTTCAAGCGAGAGACAGGTGCGAACCTGAAACCGCCAGTCACAACTAAGCCATCAAAACTCAAACCCGGAAGCAAGAAGGCGAAAAGACGCAAATCCTTCTGCGCTCGCATGAGTGGTAGTAAAGGTCCAACCAGCAAGGACGGCAAACTTACACCGAAAGGTGCGGCATTGAAGAGGTGGAACTGCTAATGGCGCTCAAAAGAAACAGTTGCTGTTGCGGTGGTAGCAAGAAGAATCCGTGTAAATGTATGGAAAAAGGAGTGATGAAGTGCTCCATGACACCACCCCGATGTCCATGCTACAGTCTACTACATGCGCAGAGGAAGGCTGCTGATAAATTAACAAAAATGGTGTTTGTGATATGATAGGTTCTTGTGGTTGTGGTCATTGCGTCGGTATGAGTGGTGCTTGGGATGCTTTGGAAAAGAAGCTCTGTCCAGAAGGAAAAGCGGCTGCAAAAAGAAAATTCAAAGTTTATCCCTCTGCCTATGCTAATGGATGGGCCGTACAGTATTGTAGAGGAAAATTCAGAGGCAAGAAGGGGAAGAAGAAATGAGCGAACGCTGCACTTGCCACAATACGTTAGTTGTGAAGAACCTCAATCGTTGGTTCAAGGAGAAGTGGGTGGACGTATCGAGAAAGGACCCGAAAACAGGCAAACATCCCCCGTGTGGACGGTCAAAGGCAAAATTATCAGGAAAGGGTTACCCGAAATGCAGACCCTCAGTAAAAGTGTCGAGCAAGACTCCGAAGACATCTGGAAGCATGTCAGGTGGACAGAAACAGGCCGCAACAAAAAGAAAAAGGGCAAAAAAGCAGGGTGTTGGTGGGAAACCGACGATTGTTAAGTCATATTGGGTTAAAATCGTATAATTCTAATTATTCTATTATTCCTTTAGATACAATAATAATTATTATAGTGTATAGATAGAATAATGAATAATTGGAAATATCCTCCTGTCTAACCTACAATTGGGTCAAAACTCTTAAGATGTCCCCTATGTTGGCACGGCATGAGGTCGGTTCACATGGATTGGAACAATGATGGTCAGGTTGATAACGCTGAACTAAGATTAACAGGTTTGATTTTAGCACAATCAGCACTAATAGGAGTAGCAGTGGGAGTCTTTGACTCAGGTATTTGGTTGCCAGCAGGTAATGGTGACCACGTTGTAAATGGCATGACGTACGCAATGGGCGCTTTAGCAGTTCAAATTCTAGCTTATTACGTTTTCAAAATGTTCTTTGAGCAGTCAATGAAGGTTAGAGTGAATACACAAAATCTACAACGTGATAGGGAAATCAGACTTAGAAGCATGCAAACAGAGCATGAACAGAGAAGGATAGATATGGAGCTTAGAATACAAGAGATGCAATTAGAAAGAGAACTCATGGCATTCAAGCAAAATCCTAGTCTTTTAATGCAGGAAACAATTACTGTGCCAGCTCCACCCAAACCCCAGAGTGGTGTAATGAGCTTAGGTTTGGATAGAATTGGAAATACGCAGGAAACATATACACCTCCTAGAGTTGTGCAAAATCCCGGCGTTACCACACTTTCTTTAAATCAAATGGCTGATGATTTGGTAAAGGAAGAAAACAACAGTAATGTGCGTTTGAAGAAGGATGGAACCCCAGACCTTAGATACAAAAAGAGTTGAGGGAGCCTTCAATGGGACGTATATTCAAAACGCCAAAGGATGATTCTGTAGAAGAAACTTTGAGAGCCATGCATTTGGCTAATACTTTTGATAATACTTACGAATGGGGCATTGGTTGGCTTAGAACAATCATCATCAGTGGCGCTACTGCTCTCGCAGTTAGTGCAATAGAAGCTAACAGCGCATACAGTCTTTGGGAATTGACTGTTGAGTGGGGATACAGACAAGTAAGCTCTTTTGGAAATTGGTTGCTTGGACTGGTGCCTTAAATGAGTATGGCGGGTAGCGCCTTAGTTGGCGCAGCTATATGGGGTAGAACTCTATACGATTCTTGGAGGCCAAGAAAAGTAGGAATTTATGGAGCATCTCTTGTTGGTAAGACCACTCTTGATAGATACATGACCACACCCGGTGAGATGGAAGATATACCGGAGGAAGAGAGAACTAGACATTACAAGTTGCTAAGTCAGTATATTTTACCAAAACCAACCGCTAAAAGAGTGAAATACGACAATCATACTAGATTAGTGCACTCTTCTGACATGGGTGGTCAAAAAGAATACTGGAATCTATGGATAGACGATATGGTAGCTAGACAGGTGGAAGCCGTTGTTTTTGTATTCGATGACCGTGCATTCAAGGGAGGTAAAGAAAGTTTAGACCAAATAGCCGGTTTCAAGTTTCTAGTAGATGTTCTTACAACTAGAAATTGGAGATACAGAAACTTAAAATCTTGGTGGAAAGGTAGAAAATACTCACCAAAAGTAATAATGCTTGTAGCTAACAAAGCAGATAGGTTCTTCGATGATACCGCAGCAAGATTATGGCCACAAGGGAGAATAGGCGAGCACAAGATATTCGACCCGTTCAGAGATGACCTCATAAGATTACAAAAAGCTGGCATTCCAACTAAGCGCTCTTTTATGGCAACTAGGATAGGTTGGAACGTAGAACCTACTATGATAGAACTTCTGACCTCATGAGTGACCTTTTTGATGTATAACGTTGTGCGATTAACATGGCTGGCGGCGGTTCCACCACTGTTCTTGTTTCCACTGGAGGCAAAAGCAACTCCCTAAGAACCACTTTTCCTATGTGGTTAGTAGAACAATTTGAGTTGAAATCTGGACAAAAGGTAGAATGGAAGGTCGCATCTGATGATTCTGGGGAATTATTCATCAAGGTAAAGCCACGAGGTGTCTCCGATGGTGCTTGATATCCCAGACAACATGTATCGCCAAGTGACTGGTCAAAGACTACAACCGACCCAATCACTTTCACAAATGAACGAAGCCGCAATGATTGCATTATCCCAACAAGGAAATCAGAATCTATCTCACGCTGCATTAGTAGAGCAAGCTGTTGCTCAACAGCAAATGCAAGTGATGGCACAACAGAAAAATCTAGAAGTTCCAAAAGTGAATTTCTATCCTAGCACGCATCCTGACCCTAGAAAAGCTAGGAAGCAGGACATAAAGCAAGCTTACAAGTTACTTAAACCGACTAAGCGCTCTTTGTTAGACCCCAGAAGATGGTTGGGTAGCAAGTATAGATACACCAAAGATACTGGTACTTGTGTTATCGATGGGTGTAATGTCAAAGAACTCATCGAGTATGACAATCTTTACGCACGTATAACTGATGAGGAAACAGGAAGAAGCCTATGGGATATGTATTGGCAGAATCCTGTAACTGGACAAACTGAAGCTTTTGTAGCTCGTGAAGGAGTTACGAGTGGCAGAAGAATGAAGGGTACTTATTGCCCAGAGCATCTACATTTGTATCATTTACTATGTAAATGGGAAGAAGAGCAAGAAAAAGAAGATGAGATGAAACCATCTAGATTCCGCGATAAGATGAAGAAAGGAGTTAGTTTAGTTACTGTGCCCGTATCCATCATGTCTCAGAAACAAGGTCCCACTCATAGCTTAGTTCAGAAATATGAGAGTTTCTTTACTGAAATAGAGAAGGACGCAATCAAATCCAAAGGAATCAATGTCTGGCACATTCCCAATCCAGAAACAGGAAACAACGATATAACCATGGTACAATTCGATATGAGAATGTTTCAAAAAGAATTACTTGAGTCTTCTATGCCTACACCGGCCTTCCAAGCATTTCTGAACCAACAGCCTCAAACCCAACCACCCATACCGCCCATACAGGAGGCTACACAATGAGTTTGGGAATAACATCCAACAACACACAGCAAAGTGGGCTTTCCCTTGGTGTTTCTGGTATGCAAAATGGCTATCAGCAAAATAGCATGATGGGAGCTCAGAACAATTTTATGAACGGCATGATGGGAGGCATGGGAATAAATCAACAGTATTACAACGCTCCAGTCGCGCCACCCAGTGACACTGAAATCCTAGCATCAATGCTTGGAACCATACAACCCATTGATAGATTCATCATCAGTCAAAATATGCCTATATTCGTAGAAATGCTAAGTAATATCTCTGCTTTTTCCATACTTAACATTCTAAAGAACTGCTCCTTCAAATTAGATGATGAAGGTGTTATGAAAATGGACTTACAATCACTACCTTCTGACTTACAGACTCTAAGTGCTGAAAATATAATAGCACAACTAAGTAATATGCAAAATGCATCACAACAAGCTGTTACCATGGCTCAACAAGAGCGTGATAGAATAATAGCGATTTCACAACAAAGTCTCCTTCAAGGCGCTCTGGGCGCAGCCTTGGAGGACCAAACTTTCCTTGAGAATGCCGGAAGTGCTGCAGGTGGAATGCTAAGAAGCGCTTTCGGAATGAGGTGATTAACATGATGAGTGGAGGAAGTCCTACAGATTACATACCAAAACCGATTGCTGAAATGACTATGCAAATGATGTCTCCAAAAAGAAGTGTAATCATTGATATGGTAATGGTACAACTGATTAGTGCAATACTACTTGGGTTAGGCATTCTATTTTTCAGAGGTAATGAATTAACTGCATCTGAAACATCCACATATATGATTGGTGTCTTTGTATCTTTTTTGCTATTAACCTCAATTTATGGTAGAATCACTAGATAGAATTATCAAACTACCCACCACATCGGGGTATCGTGGGCGAGCAGGTCACTAAGCGCTCTTGTGCATTTTGTCAACATCCTGATAGAGCGATTTATGAAGAAGCAATGCTCAATGGTGAAATGACCGCCAAGCAATTAGATAAGGAAATGGGTTGGAGAGCAAACACTGCTGACAGACATTTTAGAAATCATATGGGTGAATACCATATGGCTGCAAATCCTAGTTGTGTAATTTGCTCACACCCAGACAGAGCAGAGTTTGAACATCGATATTTCACAAATGGCTCAGAGTCAGACTCAATAGCAGCAGAGCTTGGAGTTGCAGAAAACACAGTATTTCATCACATGAAGTTTCATTTCCAACCATTAGTACAAAAATCAGCGGCAACTGAGGTAGCCATCCAAGTTGGTAACGAAATGAATGTCTTACGTGGTAATGTGGAAAGATTAAACAGTAGGCTCAATGAATTTCTAGATGAGACTAGCATACATGAAGATGGTTTTGTTAGAGACGCAGTAAGTCTGCACAAAGAGGTTAGAGAATCTGTTAAGGATTTATTGAAAATGAACGATGCTTGGGGTACACAAAGTGATACACCACAAATAAATCAAACAATAAACGTCTTGAAAGTAGAACTTGCTAAGGAAAGTCCTGAAACTTGGAAGAGAATAAGAGAGACACTTTTGGAAACGGAGGCTGAAGAAGTATGATTTCCATAAGCGACCTCATGCAAATTACTCATCCCGGTCACAGACATTACATTTCTCAGAAAAATATACATGATGATGATTTGCCACTTTTCTTAGATTATTGTGTAACAGTCGTTGAGAGGTTTAATCATCATTCGGAAAAGAACTTTCAGACCAGTCTTGAAAACAAAAATTGTATAGTGAACATAGTTGATTTAATGGCTTCTTTACATATGACTGATGAGCCTGAAGATGTGTTTGAAATTAGAAAGAAATTACACAGAGAATTATCAAATTTTGATTATGTTTGTACAGTCATGGCTAGATGTTTCGTTAGTCCGGGGTTTGTAAAAGAATTCTATGAAAATCTTTCTAAGAAGCTAAATGATGAAATATCAGCATACGCGGGGTTGGAATTATGACGGAGGGGATGCAGGGACGTTCCTCCGATACGAGGATGTATAATCCACGTAGTGAATCCTCCCATATGTATCGTAATAATCACGAAGAAGATACATACAGTCCTGATGATGCAAAGCATCGTGATGAGCGTTATGAGGAAAAGCAAAAGAAGAAGGAAAAAGAAAAGAAAGAACGTGATAAAGTAAAGCATATTCGTATCAGACCCAAAGACCTACCACCTTCAGAAGATGAAAATGACGATGATGAAGATGAAGGTATGTACAAACCTGACAAAAGAAATGCTGAGAGAGAAATCTCAGCTATCACTGGACCACCCGGCAACGGTGGTTTTCTCACGAGTCTTGCTACACAAGCAAAAGGACCCGGCGCTGCTGGTGGAAATATGTTCGCCATGAGTGAGGTTATGGATGATGCTTGGTCTAGTCTTTTAAAATCAAAAGAAAGTAAGAAAGCAAAGAAAGATAAGAAAGAGAGAAGTAAGAAATTCCGACCTTCTACGGGACAATTCAAGACTCCACCCGGTGGTTCAATGGGACCGAAAGGAGCCACTGAAAGAAGAAGAAAAAGTGTTAGAAGGGCTGTTTCAAGAGGTAAGTTGACCGGAATGAAAGATGCTCCAAAAGCAGTTGAGATGGAACACAGGGGTGTGTCGGTCAAACAACCATTATCAAAAGACCCTGCTAGATACAGAGATTATCAAGGTACAATGGAAGCCAGAAAAAGACTAGGTGGAGTAAGACAAGACACATCTTCACAAAGAAGATTCGGGCAAAGAAAATACCAAGCAGGACCAACTGGTGGCGGTAGACTTCTTGGTGGCGTTGGTGTTAGAAAACCCAGAATACACTCTCCTAGAATGTCACATAGAGTTTCGATGCCTCATTTGAACAGACCTAAAACTCCTTCTGCTGGATTATCAATGGGTAAAATGGGTCTAAGACAAAGCGTAATGGGACCTCCACCAGTAACGGCGATAGCTCCACCAGCACCAATGCCAAGTCCAAATCAACAGTTTCAAATGAGTTCTGATTACGTGCCTTACAGCGATATTCTCAAAGCAAAAATTACAGCATCGGACATAGCCGAGATGAGAAGAATGCTGTTTGAAATTAGAAGAGAACTCAAAGACAAGGACAAAAAGAGCAAATCGATGGGAACCAAAGACACTGCTGGAGCTGGGGATGACAAACCCAAAAGCAAGAATGGTGGATTCAAACAGACCTCACGACCACAAGGGGGAACCGAGGACGCCACTGATATGACGGGTATCCTTCCTGAAAATCGTGGGGGAGCCACCGCATGAGCAAGGTTAGAGTTCTACCTAAAACCCTGAAAAAGAGCGATGGAAATTTCATCTATTGGGATGGAAAACAAAGAGCCCAAAGACATCCACCGAAGGAGGTCAAGAATACTGACCCGAATGGAATAGACCACGCTCCTCCTTTTGCACATACTGGCAGTCATGGTGAAAATGAAACAGGAGAACTTGGCGTTGGAAAGATAATACCCGGAAAATATGAAACCGGACCACATGGTGAATTGGTGTACAAAGACGAGCTTGGTGGTCTACACTTTCATGGTATAGATGGCGTTATACACCATTTGGGAAATTTACTCAAGAGTGAGGGTATTGATGATAGTGCAGCAAAGTTAGTCCAACAAGCCATAGAAGAAACAAACAATGACCCCCTACATAGGGACAATCCAGATAATCACCTTCCCGATGTAACAGATAAAGCTTGGCGAAGACTAGTCATGAGTGACTACCAAGGACCAAAATTTGAAGAAGAGGGAAGAGCCAGACAGCACTATGTTACCATTGATGGTCAGAAACAACTGATAACTGGTTACAGAAATTTTCATGGTCATGATTCACCTCACGGGATGTTTCTAGATTCCTTGGCTAATCCTGTGCAAGCCGCTCTCGCTAGAATCCTAAAAGAAAAGCATAATCTTGACCCACCACAAGGTAGAAATGATTTTCTTACCAGACCGCATATAAGAAGCGCTTACCTAAGTTATGCACTAGGTCCAAACTCTACCCCTGAAAATCCACAATATTACAGAGCTAATACTTCAGCTAGAACAGGACAAGTGTATGGTACTAACTATCAGACGAGGAACGCTTTCAAAAATGATATACTTTCTAGATTGAGTGAAGCCGGAATAGATACTGATATTGCTTTTCCTGATACATCAGCATATGGCATAGCACACATGCTTCCCGATAGATTCTTTAGAAGAGTTAGAAAAGGCACACGAAAATATAGCGAGGGTGCAGAACCAACAGGGGCAGTAAGAGTTGCTAATCAAGAAATCATGGATGCGATAGGACATAGCAGTGTAGGTGGAGAAGCTATTGCTAGGGGAAGAGTGAAGCAGACTCTGAATCCATTTGAACACCCTGCTCTTGCCAACACTATGTATGGGGGAAGACCACTTTCACAAATCCTAGCTTCTGACGAACAAAGAAAAAAGTTTCTTTATGGATTACTTTCCTATGATGCTTTTATGAAAATATTTGGCAAAACCTCACCAGATTCACCTGCTGGTAGACTTGCTAGTGCCTTCACTGAGTTGCACACGGGACTCCAAGACACTGCTGAGTTACCAGCAGGTGCTTTGGATTTAGGTGGCATTCAAAATCACGTCGGTGCTGTGCAAGGGAGGTACGGAACTGGTAGGCATCTCAGAGCTAAGGACATGCGTGCTTTGGCAATTCACAGTGGACATGAGGAAGCGATGGGCAACAATGCTGGAAACTTCAAACTGAGAACTACAGAATTAACTCCTGAGCTAGAAGTGAAGTACAACATAAAGCATCAAGAGCCATATGAAGGTGAAGTGGAGGAAATCAGAGGTGTCATGGAAGCGATATCAGAGTTCCTAGCTGATGCGAAAGGACATGAGACGAGACTAACTCATCCAATAGAGCTACCAACACAACCTGCGGTCAGCACTAGTTTTCAAATGCCAACTAATCAAGGCATGAGTTTGGCAGACCACGTAAGATACTCTCCCCTTGTTGAAAACACAATGGCCGAAGGGACCACACGAGCGATGGGTGGCTCAACACAAGATTTGCCACCTGCACCAGTCGTACCTCAAGTAACCCAAATGGCCACACCACCTAGTAACGTAGCACGAACACAACCGCCAACTTCTGCAAATTTGGCAACTCCTAGTCTATCGCCTGAGCAAGTTACTGCTGCTAGAACAGGAGCGGCTAATCTTAGCGATGACCAATTAAGACAACTGATGAGAACAGGTGGTGCTAGGTCTGGTGGTAGTACCACACCAATTGCTCAACCAGAGTTAGAGCGTTTTAGAGGCGCCTTCAGTGACCCATATCAGAGACTTATCACAGAGTACATGAAAGGAGAGGGCTCGGTCGAAGAAGTGCAAGATAGGTTAATCAAGACCATGGAGAGACTTCAAATCAAGGATGCTAAGAATGATTCTACAATAATCAAACATGTAAGTGAAAATAAACTTTCGATAGATTCTTTTCATGATGTTTCCACAATGGCCAAAAAGCTTGGCCTCGCCCCTCAAGATATTAGGTTGATAAACGAGAGCAAGGGTGATTGGATGAGGTTGAACAAGTCTTTCGGTTTCTCTGAGAGAGATATCAAGATAGTCAAGCTGTCTTTCAGGGGTGATTGAGATGGGTAATGTTTATGTTTTGAGGAAGCAAAATGAAACCTCTATACAAGTAGGTAGCGATGGGACACCTAATTTACAATATCAGATTGGTACAGGTAAAAAGATGACTAGTCCCTTGAAATTCTTACCTTACTTAGCAGGTGGATATGGCGCACTCAGAAGTCTTGCTAGTCGTGACCAGACTGACCTTGGTTCTGCTTTAGCTTCGGCAGGTATGACTGGATTAACCAATTATGGAACTTTCAATCAGTTGGGGTCAGGGGCTGAGAAACTTTTCAGAGATAGACTTGGTAGAGAAAAAGAGGCTCCTTTACCTTCGGCTCCTACCATACCTCTTGGTCAATTACCAATGGATGAAATGGAATTAAGAAACAACACTAGTCAAGCACCAGTAGATAACACCGGAAACACAGTGGCTCAAAATTTAAGAGAAAACCCAATCTTACCTTTTGGTTTTGAAAATATTCCTGAAACACCAATGCCCGGTGAAACTCCAGATTCTGCTAGGATGATTGAACAAGCCTCACAAATGGGACAAAACCCAAGCATACCATTTGGTCGTGAGGCGATGCCGACCCCAACTGGACAAATGACTGATGCACAAAGAGCAGTCATGTCTCAGTCTGGCAGTAGAATGATGCCAGTGATACCCGGTTCACGTATTGATGAAAGTCAACGAAACTACCAACGAACTGAAGCAGGTGAGACTCCTACTTTAGATAAATTTGGTTTCACTAGGTTTGGGTGATTGATTGGTCAAGGAGGACATGAAAGAGTTCGTCCTTGAGATGGATAGGGAGATGTCCAAGAAGTCCTTTAGGTATTTTTTCACTGATGTTCTTGATTTTCTCTACAATCATCATCACGAGTCTTGGGGAAAAGGATTAGATGAGAACCAATACTACTGTGTCAAGGCTTCTCGTGACCACGGCAAATCTGTGTTTTTCATGTCTTACGCTTTGTGGTTGGCGGCTTTCAACCCCGGTACTCACATCATGATATTCTCTCACTCCCTTGAGCAAACTCTTGAGCATATGAGATTTATTCGTAATAACATAGAGACTTCAGATGTTTTGAGAAATCTCAAACCACAGGGTAAGCCTTGGGCTAAGTCATACTTTGAGTTCACAAACGGCTCTCGTATAATGGCAAAGTCCGTTGGTGGAGCAACTCGTGGTTTCCACCCGGATGTAGTTGTCTGTGACGATATTCTCTGGGGCACAAGCGGAACTGAACTACAGAGAACCGCAGACTGGTTTTACGGTGTTCTTCTCCCAGTTCTCCACCACAGCTCTAGACTGATGATGGTTGGAACACCATTTAGCTACAACGATTTGTACGCTGAGTTAGAGCAGAAGGAGACTTTCACAGTCGAGACTTATCCAGCCATAGACAGAGAGGGAGTCGCATTATGGCCAGAGCGTTGGGATTTGGAGGCTCTAGAACAAAGAAGACTTTCCATGCCAGCTATACAGTTCAGCCGTGAGTATCTATGCGAGCCGATTCACGATGTTGCGAGTATGTTTCCAATGGACATACTTGAGCTTGCTCGTGACAATGACTTGGTGTTACTTGAAAGAGCCGACACAGAATACAACGAAGAAGGAGAGCCGAATGGTGTATTTGGTCAACACTTCATAGGACACGACCCTGCAATATCATCTGACAAGAACGCCGATTTCACAGCAATGGTGGTTCTCAGGATATTGCCGAATGAGCCACATAAGCAGATAATACATGCTGTGCACGAGAGAGGTATGTCATCGATGGCACAAAAAAGAATGATGGTGATTCTGAACAATAAGTTTCAACCTGATTTGATAGAGCTTGAGGGAAACAATTTCCAAAGAATGCTTGAAGCTGAAATGAGGGAGATGGCTTCCGATATGCCAATTAAAGTATTTATGACGACTAGAGCTAGAAAAGAATCTCTTTTCATGTCGCTTCTTCTAGCCTTTGAGCAAGGAAATATCAAAACCCCGTATGGTGATGAGAAGAGTCGTAAATTCACTCATCAGCTTGAGCAAGAGCTGAATAGATTTGGCATGCAGAAGAATGGTAGGCTTGAGAGCGTTGGCACCCACGATGACTTAGCTATGGGTTTGGCTCTTGCGAATTGGGCGACTAAGGAATTCAAAGGCTCAGTAGTTCTCTTAGATGACGTAATGGAGAACTTTGATGGGTGGTTTGACGGTAACTCTAAATCCGGCGGTTGGATGGTACCTTGAGGGATTAGTTATGGTGACCACAGAAGATGACGGAAATTGGCTCAATAATACCACTTTCATAGAGAAGGATAAAGATAATAACAGGACTTTCTGGGTGTGAGAATATTGAACGAACTTTTCTCAAACACTGGTGATGGTTGGTTTGAAACTCATTTGGGTTGCACGGCCTCTCAGATAGTTAAGAGATTGAGAAAATCTAGAAGGCACAATAAACAACAAAAACACGAAATTGATGACATCATAAATGACATTCGTGTAATCAAAGCTTTGGAGTTTGAGAAAACTCTGGACATGTACGATTGGTTGGCAAAACATGCTGATGTTGTACGTTCTTTCTCCCCAAGTGAAAAAGACATGAGGGCTTTGAGAAAGTTTGGTGAAAGTAGGCAAGTCAATTTGATTAGAGCCTGTAATCAATGGAGAAAGTCTGATGAGATAATTAGTATGCTTGAGAAACACGAAGGTGTCTGGGGTGACGATGAGAAAGACTCTTGGGTAAAAGCCATGGACGATAGAGCTAGTGCAAAACTAATTTGGAAAAACACTCTGCACCAAATGCAAAGACTGACTGATAAAGAAGTAACTGCTTTGACAAAAAGTTCCGATTTGTTGCAGAAAATGGGTCCTATGACTGCTCGCTCGATTTTTGAGAACCTCCATGAGAAAAACATTCTACATAAGACCATGACTCCAATGAAGCTTTCTAAACTACTGAGCATGTATGGGGAGGAAGTAGACATCATGAGCGGTGCAACTCGCTCTACTTTTGTAAAAATGGATTCTACTGGTTTGATTCTCAAAGACCCTTTTGCATATGCTAGTGGTTTTCTAGATGCAGATGGCTATATCACTATCACTGGGAGGGGTGAGCCTAGAGCTGGTTTCATAGCAACTGGCACTAGGGGAAGGGCACATTGCGAACATTTGAGAAAAACTCTAGGTTGTGGTATTTTACAACTTGACCAGAAAATATACAAAGATGGACAAAGGAGCCAACACAGATTACAGTTTTATTCAAAAGGCGATATCAAGAAACTATTGACTGCTTTGATGCCTCATTTAGAAATGAAGAAAACACAAGCAAAAGCGGTTTTGGCATATATTGAAGAAAGTGACACTATGAGAAAGGAAGAGCTCAAAAAACTAGTTAAGTATAGCAACTGGAGTGACGATACAACAAAAGCCGAGTCGCTACTCGCTGAGTGGGGAGTAGACGTAGACGCTGTAACTAAGTGGCAGGAGGGATTGTAATGGCAGAGGGTGATGGAGGTAGAATAGCCAATTTTCTATCCAACCTATCTGATAGGTTTCGCAGACGACAAACTCCAGAACCCACTATGCCTCTCTACACGACAGGCATACAAGAACCAGTAATGGCACAGGGTATTACTTTACCAGCCCTTTATGCTGTGACTAATGAGAACTTGGTTCTAAGAACAATAGTGTCAAAATTAACACAAGAAATATTCAGAAGGGGTTATTACTGGGAGAAGAAGTTTCAATACAAGTGCGTAGAGTGTCATGAAGAATACAGTGATTCTGTAGAACAATGCAAGCTTTGTGGCGGAGAGGTTAGAGCGCCGGATGTAGACCAATTACTGTATCCAAAGTGGGTTTTGAAACAGGAAAACTCCATGGAACAGCCTTTCATACACGTTTTATATGAACTTGAGAGAGATTTGAATGTTGTTGATGACGCTTTCCTCATACTAATCAAAGAGTATAACGTTGACCCTGAGACTGGCGAAATCATGTTCTACAGAATAAAGGAAGTGATGAGGGGCGACCCTATATTCATGAGAATTGTATCTGACAAGCGTGGTATCCGTGGTGGTAGATACAAGGTCTGTCCTTTGCATCGTGACCAAGTGGCATATCCCGGTCAACATGAAAATTGTGAAGTTTGCGGCAACAAGTTACAGGACGTTCACTACGTCAACATGGCAGGTAGTGGAAAGACTCAGTATTATGTTGAGGGCGAAGTTATACACATAAGTAAGTACAATCCCTCTAGACTCTACGGTAGAAGCCCAGTCAACACCATGTGGCGTCAAGCTATGACGCTCACTGCCATGGACAATTACATGTACACTGCCTATCAAAAGAGAAGAATGCCAAAGGGTATTATTTCCGTTACAACTGATAATCTGGAGTCTATGAAATCTTTCTGGAAAGTCGTTGATGAGAAGATGGAGAGGGACCCCCACTATGTACCGAAGGTAGGCATAGAGTCTTCCACTGGAAGAGGGGGTGTGAATTGGGTCAAGTTCATGGATACTCTAGATGAGATGCAGTACATAGCCGTTAGAGATGAGGTTCGTGCTAGAATGTCTGCTTTCTATGGAGTAAGTAATATTTTCATGATAGACAATGGAAAAAGCGGGGGTCTGAATAATGAGGGCATGCAGATACTTGTTACTAACAGAGCAGTTGAATTTGGTCAGAAAGTCTACACTGAAATCCTATTCCCTAGATTATTGAAACAGTTTGGCGTTACTGATTGGAAGATTACACTTTATCCAAATGAAGAGGAAGATGAGATTACCAGACTTAGAAGGGATGAGATGGAGGTAAATCTTGCTCAGAGAATGATGATGCTCGGTTACAAACCTGAACTCTTAGAAGAAGGCACTGGAAACAGAGACATACGATTTGTTTATACCAAATTACAACAAGAGGCGGCAGGTGCTCCACCCGGAGGACCCGGTATGCCTCCCGGCATTCCACCCGGCATGCCTCCCGGTATGCCAGTAGGTGGCATGCCTCCCGGTATGCCTATGAACTCGGCTGTAACTAACATGCCTCCGGGTGCAGGACCACCTATGCCTTCTCCTAATCCCGGTGGTCAAGGGGTTGGCATTCGCAATAGGGGCCCAGCTAGACCAGAAATGAGAAATTCCTTTGGTATAGGGAGCCCAAATACTAGCGTGCAACAGAGAGGCCCACAACCAACATCAGCTCAGAGAAATCAACAGAGAATATCATCAGCATCTCGCCCAAGAGGCGCTTAATTGATATAGAGGTGCTCTAGTGGGTACAACGAGGTACTGACATGGACTTGAGTAAGATGGACCCAATGGCTAGAAAAATGAGTCTACATATGGACGAGTTGAACAAGGCTATGAAAGCCAATGATTCAGCTAGTTCAAGATTTCATTTGAACGAGATTTCAAAATACGCAGATTTCCTTCAAGGGGATTTGACTAACGAGATTAGAAAATCTGAGGATACACCAGAACCTGAAGGTGTTGACCAGTTTGCGGCCGGAGTGCCTGTAATCAAGTTCAATGAAAGTGGCTCAACTTTTGACCCCGCTGAAAGGAACAGAGTTCTAAAGGGCACAATCATACCTTCTAGAACCAATCCCACAATGAGAAACGTCTCTGGAACTTTTGGTCGTTGGTCCCAGTAGGTGTTTTGAATGAGTGAGGAAGCAACCGATGATGGTATTGCTCAGAAGCTCATGGAAACTCTCATACGAAAGATGGAGGAAATGGACGCTAAGTTGTCCCGTTTAGAGGGCACTGTTAACTCTCCAAATGCACTTCTTAGGAAAGCAGGTTACGTCTCTATGAGAACACCACATACAGAAGATTTGCTAGTCGATGGCTTCAGGGGCGACCTTGAAGCTGAAAGCCAGATAATGAAGAGCAACACTCAAAATGAATTTACCAATGAGGAAATTCACGAAATGAGTTGGGAAGAAATCCATGACATGGCATCCCAGCACCAAAACACACAGGAGATGTATTAATGGCAGTAAGACCAATACCAAGTCAGGCTTCATACGAAGTCACTGAAATGCTAAAGAAAGCTAAGAATCTTTTAGAAAAAGCAGAAAAGCTAGAAATGGTTGAGCACGATGGAAAGAAAGTGCCAGCATTCGCAGCAGATGGCAAGGGCGCCAAAGATGAAAAGAAGAAAGCCGACATGGCTGAAAAAGACAAATACTGCAAAAAGAACTTCGGCAAGAAATACTCCGAGTGTTCAGCAAAGGAGAAGGCACAGTGCGATAAGGTTCATGGCAAGGTCGAGAAAGGAAAGGGTATGGGAATGTGCCCGTCTTGTGGCGAGATGAAGATGGACATGGAGAAAGGTATGTGCATGAAAGCAGGTTGCATGCCTAGCCACAATATGAAGAAAGGTGAACATCACTATGCACAAACTTACGGAACTAAGCCAGAACATGCTCAATTCATGATAGAAACTGGTGGCCAAACATACAACCAATTCTACTACACCAATCAATCCTTATTGGATTCTGACGATGTAGCAAACAAGGGTGCTACTAGTCAGTCAGTTGACTTATCAGCTCTTCAACCAAACATGAATCCCCATGAGAACCCAGTAAAAGGACATCTCACGGAGGGATGATATTGCCAAGGGTGGCAGTCAGAAAGGCGGCGGCCTCTATGTTGGCTTGTCCTTGTGGCGGTACATCACAAACTGGTTGTCAGTCTCCTAGTAATAGGGGAGGGAGTGTAGCGGATTGCCCCATTCGCATTAATCAAACCATGGGAGCGTAGGTGGTATGAGTGCAAGAGAGCGACTATGTCATTCATCTTCGCGCTAGGGATGATTTACTCAAGAGCATAATTTCTTGTGACGATTATACTGAAGAGGCTACTGCCTATATTAATAGCCTACGAAACATAGTGAATAAGGAAATGATACTACAGAACAACCCTGTTGATGATTTCTGCTATGAAGCCAGTACGATGTTGTTGTACAAAAAAACCATCGGTGACCTCTCAGCAGAGCTAGCGTTCGGAGAGCGTGGTGATGAGGGGTATGACTACGACAAAAAAGGCAGAATAAGCAGAAGAACTGTTGGCCCCGCATTTAATAATCACAGACATATAAATGAGATAATCGACAATGAGAATATCGAATTAGCCTCATCGCTCTTCCCAAGGGTAGTTCCCGGTGATAGCAATTACAAACATCATCATTTTCATGAATCGATACACCCACTACGCAAGAAGAACAGCTCTACTGGTAATTCTAGAATGGTTGAGAAACTCTTGGGTTATGTCAGAAAAGACGACGATGGAAACAGCGTTGCATCCTCGCATGCTGATGCGGAGAGGGCACATGAGACACATTACGATAATTTACGTAATCCGATAATTGTAGGTCAAATTAGAAAATCAAAAAGAGCTGATATGGATGATGAGATTACCCATGGCTTTTTGGGTAGGTTAAACACCAACGACTCAAATAGAACCATTTCTGAGCAAGTGGGTACTTCTGGTGCTTTTCAAGAGGGTCTGTATGAGAGGGCTTTCACAAAGTGGTCAAGTCAAAATCAAAAGAAGATTGACGAGGAGAAATCCCAAGGCGCCTCTGATAAAGACATCAGGGAAATGCACCTTGAGGAAGCAGCTAAATTATGGCAGGGTAGAGATTTTGAGGAAGAGGAAATAAAATATGATGATGATGAAATCTATAGCAAGCTTTTTGCCGAAAGAGCAGGGGAGAGACAAGAGGGCTCTCGCATAGCAGAGGGCGTTCAGACAGAGTTTCCCACTGAGAGGCAACACCCTCACAGACTGGGACTCCTTGGGTATGGCCTTGGTTTGGAATGGCTCAGTCCCATTGAGAGAACCAAAGTCATCGAGCATCTTAAGGATAACAAGGGGGACACAAGCGAGAAAATAAAGCTCGATGATGGCACTGAAATACCACTTGGAAGACTAAGGAGAAACTTTCAGAAGAGAATGACGCCTTTGTATCTCCACAGCCAAATGCCCCATAACCGGGGACAGCCCAATCTAGCTAAACACTTGGAAAGCGATGAGCTAGATGGCACAGAGTACACTGGTAGTGAAACGGAGCCAATTCGTAGCCTACTGGCAAAAATAGACCATGGGGTGCATGGGACCATGTTCGGTTCCTTATTGAACCATTATAATGAGCTACTAGAATTACAGGGCGACCAAAAACTAACAAAAATTCCCATCTATGGCGAAAAACGCACTAAGAAAATACGAGAAAAGATAGACGAGCTAATAGAAAAAGGAGTGGACGAGAAGGAGGCTCTTAGAACAATTTTGAAGGTAGAGGATTATGCTCCCGTTAGTAATTTCACCATACCCCAGTTGAAGAGGCATCTGAAGGAGCATCCCCTCTCTGAGCTTCTAACTGACGAGGGTAAAAAGCCCCTCGCTCATGAGAACATGAAGGCAGATGACTACATCAACCAGTTAGAGGAGATGTACAGAGATGGAATGTCATTAGCTCGTGACAGCAAGGACATAGCTAATGCCAATGCCGTGTTCGCCAAGAGTGCGGGCCCGGACATAAGGGATGTACCCGAAGAAATAAGAAATCACTTCATAGAGAAAAATGGGACTTTGAGAGGGCTATCTGATTACTGGGCGCATGACTTGCAGGTTGGTAGCAATCCCATAGAATCCACTACTTTCTTTGACATGCTGAACAGTATCGCACCGGGTCTGTTTGGTGAATTTGAAGCGCATCACGAATATCCAGATTTTCAATTCTTCGTACCCAGACCAGATATGTCGGGTTTCTTGGGCGCCATGCACCACGTCGTCAGGGAGAGAGGCGAGAGCTTCAGTCCTGCCGAGATAATGAGCATGCATGACCAGAGCTTGGGTGCTAGTCATGTAAATTTAGGTGACAAAAAACCAAGAAATAGGGCCAATGGTAGCGATACCGCTCATTCACTCACACCAAGAGCCACCACCTTCTGGTCAAGGAGCAGGAACCCAAAAGCCGAAATAACCAGAGATAGTGTTGGATTTTTAAAAACTAAAGGCGAAAAAAGAGCCATACATGAAACTCAGTATCACGAGTTCGGAACCAAGACAGGTAGCACTAAATCCGAGGCTCTGGATAGCAAGAAGGCGCATAACTCCTCCGAGATAATGCGTGAGTATCTAATGTCTGGTGCCCAATACAAGTTCGGGTCAATTGACCCTAACACTGGTAGGAGGAGGCTCGGCTCGCCTGTGATGAGAATACCAGTCAATGAGATGCTTGGAGGCAAACACGGTTTTCCTTTTGAGGACGATGAAGAGGGCGGATACTCGGCTTTTGAGAAAGCTCTTTTTGCTTTAAGTGGCTCTTTGGGCATGGATGACACAAAGAGAATAGCGGAGCTTCAAAGCGAGCTGGAGGAGATTGAGCTATCAGGCGAGGATGCCTCTCAAGAGCTGATAGATGAACTGAAGGGACGCATACACATGCAACAGGCTAATTTACGAGCTAAAATTTCGGGTTTTGACAAAACCAGATTACAAGAAAAGGAAAGAAGAGCCGAAGCTGAAGAAAGAGCTAGAATGGAAGTCGCCAAGAACATAACCATACCTGCTATGCTAGAGATAAATCCTAACTTGCTTGACCCTAATAATCCTGAGCAAACCGTGGCTGACCTATCCCAAGCCATGCATGATGCTGAGTTGATTATGAAGCACATGCCTCACGGCTTCCATGGTCAAAGTATCAGGGACATCATGATTGGGGATGCTGTTGATGAGCAGACGATAGATGCCATGGTCGGTGGCGACATGTTCCGTCGAAAAGCCAATGTGCTTGAGAAAGAGGGCTTTCCGCTTAGTTTCCCAGAGAGCGGAAAAGTCGAAGATATGCATGTCACAGCGAGTTTGATAGGCATAGGATTAGATGACCCCATGTACTTCACTGACCCCGGATACAGGGAGTACATGCGGGAACTCCTAGAGAGTCTGGAGGGCAAGCCCGCTCATTATGCGATGACTACCGCTCAACTTGCAGCACACGCTAACGAGGACTTCCATCTCTTTGACGATGATGGGATGAAAGGGGACCCAATGAGAGCCCATAAATTGATGGAGGATGAGTTAACACGCTATAGGAGTCAAATCCGTGGTCTTAAACTTCCTGACAAACACAAAGGCGATTTTAATAACAATAATGAGCATTACAATTCGATAAATAACAATTACATGAAACTCAGCATGGCACACAAAGGCACCAGTGCTATACAACACGGTCTTTCTTTGAGTAGCTTACCCAAAGACATACATGGTAATGAGGATAAAGGCAAAGGTACAGAAAGACTTCGTTATGAGTGGGCTATGGCTAGAGCCAAGAGAAAGGCCAACAGTCTAGTTCTTTTCAATCCAGAGGCAAGGGTGGCGGCACCAACGCCTCCCCCTGCTATGCCTGAAGGACAGATGACACTGGACCAGTTTGGCGATACTGGTAGTAATTTGAAGCGCCCGATAAAAATAGGAGATGGCAAGATAGGTCCAGTCACTAACCCAAATTCGGATGCCATAATGGGGTCCCGTTACACAAGTGCAGGTGTTCAAATGCAAATGGGCACAGAACTACCTGCAGCCTCCGCTTCGCTTAATTTAGGCTACGATGGAAATATGGAGTATGGGACAAATACCAGCGCTGGCCCAGCGGTACCGCCAAGTGAGCCAGTAATAAAAGAATTGATGGAACACTTTCAAGAGGGTTCTTACAGTCAGATGGATGCTTATTTTCAAGCCAATGGTGTCAATGAGGCTATGTTACCAAGCACCACTTCCAACATGGAGAGGGTATCGGAAAGCAACCCAATGTCAGGATTGCAGGTCCCACATGAGGTAGCTAAGTCCTTACCAAAGGAAATGCCACTAATAGAGCCCTATCACAAGATATTCGACATGGAGGACCTGCAAGAGCTACGGGGTTTCACCGGGGAGTGGGTTGTCTCTGTAATGGAAGAGGGCACTAGAGTGAAAGTAACTAGGAAGTCGAATAGGATAGAGGTCAAGGATGACGACAATGAGGATGTTGGCACAAGCGATGGTATGAGAAGCTCCCTTAGAAAAATAGGGAAGAACAACTATGTCATGGACGCTGTGCTTAACAGCTCTGGTTTGCACATATTCGATATCATGCACTACGATGATACCGATGTTACTGATATGCCCACTAGGGAGAGGATAAAGTTACTACGTGGGCAGTTTGACAGTAACGAGAATGTTTTCGTGCCCGGACCGTTCAATCTGAAAGTCACCGATGATGATGGTTTGAGCGATGCGATAAAATTTCTACAGAGGGAGAATAAGGACTCAAAGCTACTACTCAGGGATGCTAAGTCCACTTACATGAAGGGAGAAGAGAAGCATCCGAAGTGGATATTGATGACCAAATCCGATGATGACTACCATGTGCCATTTGGCATGGAAATAGATGGAGAGGTCTTCATACTGCACTTTGACCATGACATACTCAAGTACGACATAGTGGAGGATAGCTTGGAAAACCCACGTTCAGCTTTGGGTGGCCTCAAAGACCGGGACTATACGATGATACTAGCCAAGAGTCTGGAAAAATACTGGGAGCCCGCTTTCCAACAGATGCTCAAAGCGGAGAAGAGAAAAATAAAAGAAATCGTTGAAGAAGATGAAGACGATAAAGAAGAGGATGAGGGCATAAGCGAGGAGGATGCCAAGAGAATAGGCAGACAGAGCGGGGGCGTCTTAAAACCAAATGAGGACCAGAATATTCTGCTAAAGCCGAGCACCATACAGACTTTGGAAAAAATAGAGAAAATACTTGACTCTTTGGAAAAAGGACATTTTCCAATGACAGCAGGTAAGGGTCTGGGTGTTGATGTAGGTAGCGACATAGACAGCCCTAGAGGACCCACTAAGTTGACTAATGAGGCAACTCTACCGGATTATGACATGAAGGAAAGACCAGAACAGGACCCTGAGAAGCCGGAGGACTATCCAAAAAGAAAGAAAATAGCCTCTCGGTCTAACGATTCTTGACTTTGTGAAATATATTTTTACATGCGCTTGATTGATATAGCATTGCTTTGCATTTCTTCATTAGTGTGCTGTCACAAGAGCGTCTCTATGGTGTTGATGAGTCCATTGGACTCCTTAAGGCTGGCAATGACCTCGTTGTTGCAGGATACGCTAGTGTGGAGCTAGTAGACAAACAAGGCGATTTAATTACAAAGGAGGCATTGAAGGACGGATTTCGGAAGTTTATGAGCGACCCGAAATATAGAAACGTCCAACTAGCGCACTCAAATATACAGGTAGGAGAAGTAGTACCATCATATACAGATACAGAAGGGAGGTTATGGAAAAGCGAAGTTGACGATGTCGGCATGTTTGTAGTAATACAGCTCAGAGACGACATCGAAAAAGCACGAGAAGTTGCCGCCGAAATCAGGAAAGGCAAACTAAGGGGATTCAGCATCGGAGGACAAGCATTCAAGCGAGTCAGAAAGAGCGACCCAAGACACGGCGACTATCAAGAAATCAGCAAGCTTGAGCTTCATGAAATCACAATTTGTGAAAAAGGGATAAATCCAGAAGCGACATTTAGAATTCTAAAGCAGGAGACTGACTCAGAAAACATAGAAAAAAATAAGGTGAAAAAAATGACAGATGAAAATGACATGCAGACACAGTTGGGTGACGTTCTTACTCGACTAGAAAGTAGGCTCGACAGTATGGAGAAAGGAATGCCTCCACAACTGAAAGAAGCCATGAAAGACAAGAAGGATGACAAGGACGACAAAGACAAGGCCATGGCAGACAAGAAGAAAGATGAGGACAAAGATGAGAAAATGTACGCAGATGAAGCTAAGAAATCTGATGACTACTCTGATGTTATCTCATCTGAGTACCTTGACTGGATGGAGAACACTCTAAAGAGTGCCGGAGTCGATGTCGCAGGGGCTAGGGGTCACTTTGACGACCTAGCAAAAGCTAACCTTGGCTCTACTCCTGAAGAGTTTGACCTAGATTACGGTCAGACCCCTAACAGAGAGTCCGAAGGTGGCAAGCCTTCAACAAACGCCATAGCAAGACTAGGTGGAAAAGGAGAGAAGAAAGAGGTCAAGAAATCTGACTTCCTAACTCCAGACCTAGTATCAGAGGCAGATGTAGAAGCCGCATACGAAGTTTACAAGGCTGCTGCAATGGAGCAGGAGTTCAGGGGTTCACTAGAATCCCGATTTGCAGACAGATTTGCTAATGAGAGAGCAGAAGAAGTCGCAAAGGCAGAAGCCGCAGCATATGATGCACGCGGTCCTCTTGACGAGGTAATGAAGGCTCTTGGTGCTCTTAATGAGAGAATCGACAACATAGGAACAGTTGAAGCTGGCACTCCAATCGCTAAGAGCGAGGCAGAGCCAGCAGTAGAAATACCCTCCACAGTAGACATGCACAGAATGTCATGGGATGAGGTTCACGCCCTAGCAGATAAGGCATTTAGAGGAGAGTGAGATATATGGCAAGAAATTACGTACGAACAATAACAGACATGGAGCGCTATTACTATGGCGCCGGAAACGCAATGGGTTACTCCTACTCCGGTAGTGAGCTACTCAAGGCTGACAGCCCTATGCTGTCCACGACTGCTGGTACATACCAAGCAATCTACGGGCGCAAGGTCTGGTCGCAACTCAACCAAGAGTTCAACGCATTCAGCATCCTACCCAAGAAGCCTTGGGACAGGTCAGGATGGAGAGTTATCACAGGCAAGCCAAACGGCGGTGCCCTACACGGCGGAGTTGCAGAAAACGCAACACTGCCAGACACTGTGAAGCCTACCTTCCAGCACGTAGCTGCAAAACCAAAGACGGTCGCACACACATTCGACATGTCCGAGACAGCTATCTTCCTAGCAGACAGAGACGATGGATTGGGAGATATCCGCTCAGTCTTAAAGGAAGAAATGGGCAAGCACCACGCTGAGATGGTCAATAAGATGCTACTAACAGACGTTACAACTGCAGCAGCTAACAACTTTGAGTCGCTAGACAGGGTTACCACTGGAAACACATCAATGACATCTGGCACTCACTACGACGCTGGAGATGAAGACATCTACTCCATCGACAGAAGCGCCAACACATGGGCCTTCGCAGAAGATGAGGCTAACAGCTCCAGCACAAACAGGACACTGTCCCTAGACCACTTGGACACTTTGTTCCAACAAATCTGGGAGCGCGGTGGAAACCCCAAGGTCATCCTAACAGGATACGACACTCTGATGAGACTACAGCAACTGCTACAGTCCCAGCAGAGGTTCATGGAAGAGAAGAGAGTTACCCCAACCTACAACGGTGTGAAGGGTGTCCCCGGTGTAGAGGCAGGGTTCATCGTGGCAACCTACAACGGAGTACCAATCATTCCAACCAAGGACATGCCAAAGGACAGCTTGAGCAGGATGTACTTCCTAGACACAGACTATGTGCACTTTAGCACAGCTATTCCTACGCAATACTTTGAGAGCGGAATTGAGACTGGTGACCCATTCGCCATCAACAGGCTAGGACAGGAAGGACTGTACCGAACCATGGGCGAGATATGGACCACTTTCTTTGGAGCACACGGGAGCATTCGTGACCTAAAGTGAGGTTGCAGAGGAGATAATAAAGAGGTGAAAAAGATATGGCAGCAACAACACACAGAGGAATAACATACACAGGCACTGGCACTTACACCCAAACCGTTAATCTGGACTTGGGACTATGGGCTGGTAGCGACATAGACGAGACACTATGGCTCGACGGACAGGCAACCGCTGGTTACCCCGGTAACCTAGATGGGTTCCAAGCAACCAACACACAGGTAGTAGACAGGAGGAGCCCAAGGCTCGTCTCCTTGACACTTAGCTCTGCTCTAGCAGAGGGTAACACACTTACCCTAAGCGGAGAGTGCAGCAAGATTCTAACAGCAGTAGGACAGCACGCAGACGCAACTGCTAACTTTGCAGTGACAAAAACCAGCGACCTTGTACTGACCTTCGACATAGAAGCGACAACTGATGGTACTACCAACGACACGACTGGAGCAGAGCTACTGCTCATAGTGGTCTGAGGTGGTCTACTTGCCCAGTCTTAGGTATAATGGCAAATCCTTCTACGCAAGGAGCCCCGATGCATACATGCCCGACTTCACCAGAGGTGAGGTTAGGGAAGTTTCGCAGGGATGGGTCGATACTTACCGAAGATTTCTGGTTGAGCCATCTTGGACTCTGCTTGGGGATGAGCCTCCTCACCACGATGAGGGTGGGGACGGCATCCCCGACAGTAGTTGGAGAAGGCCCGAAATAATGTCTTGGTTGGCTGAGAGGGGAGTAGTCCCCACAGCCACATACACCACAAAGAGTGGTGCTTTGAAATTGGTTGAGGACTATCTAAATCCTGAGCCAGCGGTAGCGGCACCAGTCGAAGAACCAGTGGTAGAGGCTCCTCCAGTAGAGGAAGTCTTAGAAGAGGCAGCACCAGTTGAAGAGCAAGAATTGACAGAGGAGTGATGAAAAATGGCATTTGAGAGTACAATAGACACAAGACCACACGTAATGGGTAACCTAATGATGGTTACTGGGACCTTCACAAACGGCGGTAGCGATGCAGGTGGAAGCATAGACCTTTCTGGTCTACTAGCTGACATAGTAGCTTGTAACGCAGTTGCAGGAAGTAGCACCGCTGGTACAGGGGCTGGAGTCGATGGAGTGTTCGCACTCATTAACGGCACCAGTCTAGTCATTCAGAATGTGAATGGACAAGACGGTACATGGTTTGCTATGGGACACCGCAGTTAAGGCGGTGACCTAAATGGCTAATCTAACACCGAAGTACAAAGTCGTGGGACCCTTCTCACCGAAGGAGTTCAGTGACACGTCTACGCTGACAACGACCATTGCTACGGCAGTGGGCACGTTGAGTGATGCGTCGAGCACGACTAGTCTAGTTGCCTCGGACCCTTTCATGGTCTTGGGTAATGTTTACATTCTGGTAACATACGTTTGATGGTGAGGGGTATGAATGGGTTTCGATTTGCAGACTCTCGATATTGACGACATCGAAAGGGCTCAAAAGCAGAACATTCGTTCAGATACTCATTATCAGGCTAATGTAGTGGTTGATGAAAAGAATCCCCTGAAAGGGGCGATTAGCAAGCAAAGAGCAAATGCCAAGAAAGCCGCCGATGTACTCAATATAGGCTCAGGCACTCGATGTACTCACTGTGGTCTTCTTCACTTTATGTGGAGGGAAACCTGTGGCTCCTGTAGAAAACCCATGAACTATAACATGGGGGTCAAAGAATGACATTTCAGTATTCTTGGGACTTTCTCAAAGCCAAGAAAAAGAAGAAGAAATCAAAAACTGGTACGAAATACGTTAGACTGCAAGGCGGTGGTCGTGGTGGAGCAAAACTTCAATCATTAAGCAAGTATATCACTGATGTGGCTAAGAACAAATATCTACGGGAAGAAGCTCCAAATTTGGGTCCTGAAATTTTCAAAAAGCCCACAGAAGTACCACCACTCAAGGATGGACTTGATAGGTCCAAACCCAAAAATCAAATAATGATTGATAGACATTCACAAGCTACCAATGAATACGAAAGAAAAATGAAAAACTATCGACATTTCTGGGACAAAGTAAATGAAATTAAAAGTGAATTAAACAGTTATTATTATAAAAATGGTCATGATGCATTCATGAGGAAATATAAGGATTATGCAAAGCCAGCTTCTGAAGTAGGAAAACTAACTGGTGCAGAGTCAAGAGCTGCTAAAACTGGTAGAATGGATGCTTTGGATAATCAATTGACTTCAGAGCAAATGGAAGCTGAGAAACCAGTAGACCCTATTGAATATTTGAAAAACAGATTGGCTTCTAAGACGCCTGAGAGTGAAAGTGATGTCAATTCTTTGATGACGGGTTTGTTGAGTCAAATGGGCCCCGATGCTTTATCCGACTCTGAGCAAAAAGAATTAAGAAATGTTTTAACACAAAAGTATAACATACAACCAGAATCTATGGCTGATAAACTAAAGCGTGAGTTGAACGTGCAGCGTAGACAACCAGAATCCAGAACTTCCAAAGAGGAAATGATGGCCGATTTGGATAAATTGCCTGAAGACATAGACTTTCAAACAGGCTCAAAAGCCCTCCTAGAAGGTTTTCAACCACAAGGAATGCAGGACATTAACAAAAAGGCTCACTCTTTACTAAGTCTTATGAATCCCGAAGAAAGAACTGACGATTCTTGGGGTAAGATAAGAAATGCTCTTGCACAAAAATATGGCTTCGATGTCCCCGAAGCATCTCCAGCGGCTAATATAGCAGCTGCTAATCTAGCGAGAAATCCAATTCTACCAAAACCATCAGAGGAAAAGCCACCAGTGATGCCACCACAAGGTCAAATGACACTAGACCAATTTGGGAAACCACCCACGAGAAAACCACCAGTGAGGGTTTCCAGACCTGTTCAAGAGAAAGTAAAGGAGCCCGCACAATTAGCACAAGAACAATCTGACAGACGTTTCGATGAGAGACAGGCAAAGACAGAACAATTCTTTGCACCTGAACCAACACCTGCACCGAGCGATGAACTTACTGATGAGCAAAGGGCAAAAATAGCACAAGCTTACCCTGATGTGAAACCATTACAACCAGACATGCCTGACATATTTGATGCAGGTGGTAACCTTTCCCAGACAATGCCTGAGCCCAGTCCTTCATCTCAAGGAGCTGGTTCATCTGAAGTAATAGGTAATTTATTCGACCAGATGATGGATAACTTTAGACGAGAACAAGGAGCTGGTCAATAATGCCACAGGTTTTCAGTCCGGGCGAGGCAGAAACAAGACCCCTCGACCCAGATGCGATAGTTTACACCACAGCTCAAAAAGTAGCCGATTTGCTTGAGATAGGGCCACAAGAGGCAGTAGCGGTATCTAATGACTCAGACTCAGATGGCGTCTATGTCACGGGTGCTGACTTCCGTAACATAGGATTCTCAGTAGATGATACAATACTCATATACAGTGACGCTGACCCTCTTGGTATAGAGAGGACAATTTCCTCAATTACTACCTCAGTCAATGGTGTCAATCTTAATTTCTCAACCACTATAACAGCCGCTGATTATCAATCCGCTGACAATACATATGTGCAAAATCTAGCTTCTTTCACAAATGGCAGGACTAGAGGAGTGAAGAGGTCCAAAGTAGAGGAGCTAATCAAGAGGTCCCAAGACAGAATAGATAACATGACACACAACTCTTGGAGGCCAAATCTCGTTACTGCTGAGTACATTAATTTCGATACCTACAAACCATACAGGCGTAGGTATTACACGGATTACGTGGGTACTACGCCTCTACTTTTTAGAAACGTACAACAGATGCTCAGAATAGAGCTTTGGCAAGGCGATGACTACAGAGAGATAGGGGCTTCTGAAGCTAGAATAAAGATACCAAAAGCAGTTAGAGACATATCTGGCTCAATAGTATTGTCTCCCGGTAACGGCTCTGCAGCGGTGCTTACAGCGGGCACTTCCACTAGTCAATGGAGAGCCGATTTCGACTTCATAACCACAGCACAGAACCTAGCTGATTTGATTAACAAGGAAGACAGAGTCAGCAAAGCAGCAGTGGATTTCAGTCCAGCATTCACCTTAGAGGGAAGCACATCCAACGTAGCTGTGAATAACGAGTTCCTAGCCACAGCCAATTCCGATTATGGTAGTGGTCAAGTAAAAATCACCAGTATGAGGTCAACACAAGCTGGTGAATCATGTAGTTTAGTCTCAACGGATAGCAATGTTACAATAGAGCAGACAGCAATAAAAACAGCAACTTTCAGTGGTCTTCTTAGCACCACTATAACTGTGGATAGCACCAATGGTTTCGTTGATGCAGGTGTGGTTGTTGATTCTAGTGGTGATGTTTTCCGTTACACTGGAAAGACGGACACTACTTTCACTGGGTGCGTGATAGTGGTCGGGTCGGCTCTATCAGACATAGCGGGCACTCTAACACAGCACATCATGCAAGTGGACTTGCAGGGTGGAAGCGCCAGTGGAGACAGGGGTAGACTCAGAGACTACTGGTTGGACCACGAGATGGGAATCGTCTACTTCAATAATTCATATCCTTTCTTTGAGTGGAACGCTGTCAAGGTTTCCTACGTTTATGGTGAGAGATATCTTGAGAAGGCTATCGAAGACATTTGTACAAAGATGGTTGCCATCGATATACTGATGAGTGACGATAGAAGTGTGTTGATACCAGAAGGCACTCAGAACGTCGATTTGACATCAAAAATACAGCTCTATAGGCAGGATATCGATAGAATGCTCCCTCGATATGTCGAGGTGGTAGCCTTTGAGTGATAGGGACTTCGCAAGAGTAACTATAGATTCTCTTCATGAAGAGTTGGACAGTGCTTTCAAGAACAATGACATCCAAGAAGAAATCAGTCAGGTTGTACTTTACAACGATGATGATGTCACTAAAGGGTATAGGGAGATGGTGTTAAGACAAGAGTTGGGAGTATATGCCTACAAAGAAACCGATGATGGTTTTTTCACATCGATGAATAATCCTGTTTCGGAAGAAGAGATGAACAAAGTGCTTGACAATGTAGACAAGAGAATGAAGACAGAATCCCCAGTTCTCTTTGAGAATATGATGCACAATGTTGCTGGTAAGATACTACCAGATAAGGATAAGATAACTAGAAAATCTAGGAGGGAGATGTAATGGTAGCTACCTTCAAAGAAGCAATCGACGTTGTAGTTGATTTGCTCTCAGGTTCTTGGAATCGTGGCAACACTGACAATATCAAACCGATAGTCGTAGACATAGCTAGTACCGATGCGGAAAGAGGCAAGAGGTTGGATTTGAACAAATCGGACTTCGTATTGGTTTTTGAAACTGCACACAACGAAGAACTGCCTGAGTTGCTTTTTGATTTCGTCACTACTAGGATAAACATAACAGTCGATGCTAGGACAACGCACAGTCGTGAGAGACTTAAGAAAATTGAGAACGAAATAAGAAGATTAGTTCATACAAAGAGAAAAGGCGACGGCACAAACTTCGACAGACTCGTTTACAAAACCCGCACGGATTTGTCTGATAGGAGTAAAAAACTGTTCAGAATGACCTTCCAGATAGAAGTGATTATCTTTGCGGAACTAATCCCATGAGGTGAGAGAGAGCATGCCGTCCACAGTGTATAAGGGTGACCTGACAGAAATATCGTTCGGGCACGAGTCTGGACTCACTCTGAAATCCGATTATGATAATAATGGAAGCTTAGGTTCTGGTCTTCGTTTTCACTTTAAGATTCAGGCTGAAAGTGAAAGTGAAGATACTACCACCATAAGATTGCAGAAAGGAGCAACCGATACTCCAGTAGAGGGTGGTGTGATTGTCTACCCACTTGGGATGCTTGTCGGCTCAGAGCTTGTTTTCTCAGGTTTAGCGGGTAATTTCAACTCAAGGGACAATTTTTCTGAGGACGGTAGAAGATACACGATAGTATCAGACGCTCGTGGCACAGATTACACCGATTTGAAAATCACACCTAAGATGCTGAGTGCCCAAGCTGATACTTGTACGACTGTGGATACCACTAACGGGACAATTCACATTATGCCATTCAAGACTCCTACTTTAGATGTGGATTCCGTTTACGCAGCCAACGCTAATGCGTCGTCAGAATCAGTTCTTACTGACCAGTTTGCTGGTTTAATCAATACCATATCGTTACCTGAGACTAAAGTTGACCTCAAGAGAATGCATGTGGTCGGCTTGGGTAGGGACGTAGCAGTGCAAGTGCCCGGTAGATTCACCAACGTAGGCGGGGCTTTTGAAACTGCTATGCACAATGCTAGGTGGCTCTACTACGCTTTAGGACAAGAGGCAGTTCGTCTTGATGACCCACCGCCTACTACAACTTACAGTATAGCTGGTGCGGTAAATGTCGGTGCTAATTTCATTCAATACGGTGGAAGCACTAGCGCTCCAACACTTCCTAGTGGTGACACTGTTGCCGCTGGAGATTATGTCTTCATAAACGACACTGATACAGTAGCCCTACATCTACACAAGGATGTCGGCTCAAGCCCTGTGACATATGGTTCTTCAACTAGTATTGGACCGGAGGACTTAGTAACACAAGCTAGGAAATACGAAGTGAGGAGAATAGCGGCAATAAGGCACAATGGCTCCACTGGAACGCACTACATATGGCTTGACGGTCCCTTGGATTTCTCGCATGCAGACAATACGACAATAGGATTCGCCGCATACGACAGCGCCACCACAAAAGCTCCTATAATGAGCACGGCAGAAAGCACCTATGGTACGATAGCTGACCCCGTAAACAGGGTTCTCTTCTCAAAATCAGAGGTTCCTTCCTTCGCTTTAGAGGTCAGTGTCAGGAGAAGGGACAATCAGGACGATGACGGTACTACTGGTGAGACTGTCGATGGTGGCGCTAGTGATGCCAAACAGCTTACTCGTGTCTTCCGTGGTTGTAAAGTCAAGGAGTTCTCAATGACTGCTGATACAGATGCTGCCGTCAAGCTCAATCTTGGATTCGATGCGGCGCTTTGCTATACGGACACTGGTAGGCTTGAGAGTAGCAACAAGGGCGATAGATACAATCCGCACAGAATATTTGAGGATGTGGCCAATACTGAGCTAGCTAGGAGGATAGCTGGTATAGGCAAGAGAACCCAGAAGCCCTTCATGTTCTACAACGGTATCATACAACTCGGTGGTGTAACTCTTGGACAAGTAGTGTCCTTCGATTTGAAGGGCAAGACTGGAGTGGCACAGCATTACACCATATCTGGTAATAACATAGCCAATGCCGCCACGGACCAGATACCGTTTGGTGGTGCTAGAAATGCTAGTCTAGCCATAGAGGGCAAGACTGAGTACGAACTAGATATGGAGATAATAGTCGATGACCCTACCCTGTATCATCAAATGAGAAGAGCGGTTGAGAGTTTTGATGACACCACTAAATTTGTTAGACTATCCTTTACTAAGCAAGGGGCTGAAGCCTCCTCTGGTAGAGAGAGCATGGATATAGTGATGGATGACTACTTCATCACTGAGGCTCCTCTACCCATACCTGATGACAAGGGACCACTCCGTTCAAAACTCAAGATTATGCCAAAGACACTGAGGGTCTTCACCCAAGACACAGTGTTTCACTACTAGGAGGAAACATGTTACCAAGAGCTGGAACCAGAAAATGGAAGTTCCGAAAGCTAGGTGCATCGGGTTACGTTGATTGGTTAAACGAAATACTGGGTAGAAATGTCGTAATCGAAGGAAGAACATCAAGAAAACAGATTGATGCTCTAATGTTAGATTTGATAGAAACTCCACCTTGGGTAGAAGCTGCTTTAGACTCACTTAAGAAAAAAGAAGTTGTCGAAGAGAATGATGGTATCGAGCCCTCACTTCAAGACGAGGAAGAGGTTATTGAAGAGATACACGAGGAGATACAGGAGGAGGAGATTGAAGAAGCTTCTTTGGAGGTTGTTGAGGAAATAGCCCCTCCAGAGCCTGAGCCTGAGAAAGAAACAGTAGTTATCTCAGTCGAGCAACCATTCGTTGCTGTAAAAGATTACAATTCCATGACAGTACGTGAATTGCGCGAAGTGTGCAAGGAGCGTAACATCACCGTTAGAGGTACTAAGTCCGAGGTTGTCCTCAGACTCAACCGATACGATGATGGTATCATGGAAAACACCGCAACAGACGAAGCTGATGCCCCCTCGGAAGAGGCTGTAGATGCAGAGTCGGATGCCCCCTCGGAAGAGGCTGTAACCACAGGTGATGAAAATGCAGATAGCAGACAAGGAGATATTATTGACGAAGAGGAATGAACAAAAACACGTATTGAGCGCCAGTCGGGACAATCCTGACTTGAAAATGGAGGTGTGGACTCGTGATGTTACATTCCTTGACATGCAGAACGCCGCTCAAACCATGTTTAAGATGGAGAATGACGGTACGGCTAGCTTGGATTTGGAAGGGTACTGGAGGTACGCTTTCAGGCACTGGGTATTGAGGACCAACCCCTCAATGACACCAGATGAGTTAAGCGACGTAAATGCTTACATTGGTGAGCAATTATCTTCCATACTTCCCAAGCCCACTGAGCTGGCGGAGGCGATGCAAGGGGGTTTTACGAAAGCGAACAACTGAGGATTCAGAGGTATCTGGAGCAGAAGAACTACACTGGTAAAGACGCATTGGTTCTTCAAAATCAGTTGTTCGCCTATTTCGTAGCGAAACATTATGGCATATCGATAGCAGAGGTTTTAGAAATGAGCATACCAGTCTTCCAGCAATCACTAACTTGGGCTCTTGCCATGCAGGACCGTGACAACAAAGAAAGAGCTAGACAAGCCTTGGAAAGCAAGACTGGTAACGAAACCATTACACTCGACTACTCCTTCCTAAACTCGGAGGAGTTCTGATGGTAGCGTTACTAACACTTAGAAACGCTCTTGTCGAAGTCAATAGATTGACTCAAACAGGCAATCTTGGAATCAGCGTCTTATCTGGTTTAGTCACTGGCATAGGTGGTGCATTTAGTGCTGCTTTCAGCATAGCCTCTGGTGCAGCTACCACTGCTTTTGATATCATAGCAGATTTGTATGACACACTCATAAAGCCAATAGTCGATACACTCTCAAATCTGAGCATACCGACTTTCAATCTAGTAAACCCATTTACCATTCTAAGAAACGAACTAGAAGATATCAAAACTCTTATTGACAATATCAAGGACTTCAGCCTCACCGATGTAGTGACCAATTTAGCTCCAGACTCCATAGCCTCCCCTGTGAAGGCGATTACCGCTGCTGGTGGGGCATTTCAAACTGCATCCAATAATCCTAACTTTAGTTTTACCATAACGCAGAATTTGAGCGGTATAACAGACAAATTGGATAAGAGAAAACTAGCCGGAGAAATAGCTAACGAGATGTCGAAGCAATTCCAGAGAAGATTAGGCATTTTGCCGGGTAGCGGGGGTCTGTTCTGATGGCCACTGGGACGCCAATCCGTTTGGTTCGTGAGGACGGCGGTTTGATATCCCTGAATGCCACTCAGATAGCACTGTCTACTGAAAGAGAATTTGGGCCGAACGCAATGCCCTTTGCTGGTAGTGAGCGCCTCGCTATAGACTTAAACATAAACAAAGCCATAATCAGAATAGATGGTTTCTTTTCTGATGATACTCAAGCTACAGGAGCAGCCGCTGCTGAAGCTAAGATAAATTTCAATGTCAATACGGCAAAACAAAGCTTCGTCTCTTCTAGTAATTTAGGCGCTTTTTTCTCACTTACAGACTCTCCTACCCTAGTCTTAAAATCAACAAGCGGGACGCTTTCTAGTATTGTTTTTACAGAGGACAATACTGCCACTACTGGTTATAATTCATCTACTAATGTTCTAAAAGTGAATGTTGCTAGTACAACTGCATTGCAGTTAGCTAATGCTGTTAGTTCAGCAATAAACGACCAGCACTCCTCACTCTACACGGCCTCACTATACGACGCATTGGATAGGGATGGCAATTCTCAAACTAACTCAGGCGTCTTGATTAAGCAAGTATCTAATGGAAAAGCGGGAAATAACAAGTCCACTCCTAGCTTCTCCACAGGATATTTTTTCCTCCCACCACAAGTAGAGAAATTTTCGGGAGGCAGAGATGCTGAACAGAAATCAGCAGGGGACAAGGCTCAAGATTTGTATTCCATAGTCAATAACAGTAGCAGAACGCTTAGGAAAGTAGCTTTTGACCGCATACCTGATTTTTTTGAGCTTTTTGGAAGAAAAACATCATTCTTACCTGATTTTATAACCGGCGGCTCCGGTAGTGATTACATAGTAGGCATACAAATTCCCTACAATAGCAAAATAGAAGCCGGTAACAATGAGTACACTGCCAAGAACTTCTTCATGCCCACTGGTCTTTTTCATAATAAAAATGACAAGGACTCTACAAATGCAAAACCCGCAGGAGTTGAGTTCGATGAGTCAAATGACTTCACGGGCATTCAAGGAGGTATTTCATCTATGGACATAATATACGATGCTGGTGAGGCCATCTATAACTACACAATGACTTTCCTACCTGCTGATGCGATGCTGTGATTTTATGACTGTGCTGGGGAGAAGGAATCATGCGTTTTTCTTCGATGGCGTTAGCGATAGCATAGTAGTTCCACAAGGTCATTTTTCAAGCATCGGAAAAACGAATCCAGAGGGTCAAGAAGATATCAGGGGTCTTCTCAACCCAGAACCCAGAGGTGGCTCCGAGTCCATAACATCAGGGCTTTTCAACGAGGAGATTACAATCGAGACTTGGCTCATGCCAGACCAAGGAGGCACTGTCCTTGAGAAGAGTGGACAGTACAAGCTTTCAGTTGGCAAGATACAAGAAGCCGCTCCAGCTACTTTCACGATAGAACTGACCAATGGCGAGGCAGTGGAATCTCATACAATCACAACCGGGAGTCACAATGGTACTAGGTACACTGGTGCGATATACCCATTGAGTGAGCAAAACGGCATGTTCGATACCAAGGACAGTGGCCTGAATAGAAATCACAGGCCACTCCTAAATGTCGTAGCTACGTATCGTTCTGGTAGGATAGAGCTTTACGTCAATGGAGTTCTAATGGCTAGAAAAATTCTGAAGGACAAATCCTTGAAATTAGCAACTAGTAGTGAGAATCTCTACATTGGTGGCAAGGGTGGTGAGTACAGGGGAGTAATAGAAGCCATACACATAACCAATGACTTCAATCCAGACTTTACTGCTAGAACTGCCCCATTAAGAAGAGCCTCCACTATGTTGCTCTATAGATTTGAGGAGCCTATAACGACGTATGATGATGTCTACACACTTGCATCTTCGGCATCATCCGGTGCCACTAGCATTTCTATAAGCACGACTGAGGCTGCTGCATTAGCGACAAAACTCACAGGCTCATCTGTCACAAGTGGCACTATCACTTTCACATCTTCACCATACACAAGCGGTAACTACAAGGTCCTGCAAAGCACATCATCTGGAGTTACCCAACACGATGTGGCTCATGTTCCATACAATCTACTTCTGAAGCCAGTCGGTGTAAATGACCTCACACAAGCACCTACTAGCCTTCCCCCTGAGAGAGTCAGACTACAGAGCATAAACGTAGGCACAGGCGCCTTGACTGTAGCCAGCATACATCTTGACTACAACACAGCCAGCAGTGGTCAGAGGGGCTTGCTCCATGACCACGCTAGTGGGGTTCAATTCGTTGTGATAGGGGCTGACCTGCTGTTAGACTCTGGTACAGGTAAACCGTACCAGCCTCCACACTATTCCTCAAAGGCCATCGATAGAACTGGTCAGATGGTTATAGACGAAGGACCTTTGGGACAACATGGTTTTGTCTACTCCTCACAAATGGCGATTAGCACTGATTCACCGAACAATCCCTACGCAGTGACTTGGCCCACTACCATATCGACTGAGTTATCAATTGGTCATTCCGGGCGTCACACTCTCAATCATGTTGATGGTCACCACTATCTCAGGATGCTACCAAAGCCAAATGAGGAAATAATAGACATGGAAATCAATGGCGTGGCTGATAAATACAAAGCACTCTATGTTGACTCACAACAAGGTATAGCAGAGCAGTTGCCCGTAAACACAGAAGTAAGCATTCTAAGAAACGTAGGCCAGTTCACAGTCAATAGGGTGGTCAGTAGCACCACTGTGAACACAATCTACAACTCCCATCAAAGCACTGGTAGCACGGCTAATGGGACGAGAAAGCTCATAGCGATAGGTGGGACTAATTTTGACTTCACTCCTTTCTTCCTAAAAGCTCCAATACATGACAAGGGTGCAACACTAGACTCGACTGTAAGAACACATCATCTAAGACCAAGCAAGACCAGTAGGGTGGCAATCCTAAACGTACCAGCTCTCTCAGGTTCTGACTACAACATGTCCCCTTATGTTGAGATACACTACAACGCCATAGACTTGAGTGGCGCTAGCATGGCAACAGAAAACAATGTTGCTTGTCTAATGGTAGAGAAAACCGTGCCAGCCGGGGACACCGCCATCGGCACTGGTGGAGCCGCTACTACTATCTATGATTTGATTGATGCTCAAATGGGGACTTTCACAGACGCTACCTGTGATACCAATCACACTAGCGGTGTTAGTGATGGTTCAACCACCAGTGTAAGGCACATCACGATGGATAGCACTTCTTCCTTAGCAGTGGGAATGGAGGTTTCAGGGACTGGCATACCTTCGGGCGCATTTGTAAGTGCTATCAATAACTCAACTGCGTTTACACTCAGTCAGGACACAACGGCCACTAACACGAATACCACATTGACATTCACTAGAGTTGGTTTGACATTGCATGCACCCGGTGGCTACATAGACATTAACACTGATGATTTCGCACACAAGCAGGAGCTTTTGAACCCGCATTCCCTCTCAGGCGATAACAGTGAAGGCTTTGATGCCGATTTGACTCTAGACGAGTCGTTAACACCCGGTAGTGGTTATACCCCATATGCCTCTGATACTAACACAAACACCACACCCAGTGTGATAGAAGATTCCACCAGCAAGACCACTACACACGAGTCTTCATTCCACAAACTCTTCTTTGACCCTCTGCCATCAGAGAAGGACTTAGTTGACTTTTCTGATTTTCAGAGAATGGATGTCATATCATCTGGCTCTAACGCAGGTGAACCAGATGTGTTGGTCACTTCCTCTAACTCGCCCATATACGAGTCATTTGACATCATAGACAATGTGGAGATAACCACAGTTGACTCCAACATGAGATTGATAATACATCCAAGCGACAGGGCTAGAACCAACCAGTTGCACTACGCTCAGGATGCACTCAATACCAAGGGAACCCCAAATGAAGTGTCAATTCACTACATGATGTCCCGTGCTAAGGTCAAAGGTGTATTAGAGGAGGATAACGTAGAGGGTAGAAGCTACACCACTGTCGAGTGTTGGGGCTTACAGAACAACATCGGTAGCAGAAACATCTCAGCAATTAGCTCAGGTAGCCCTGACTCCAACGTGGTCAAGGAGATTGAGCCTAATGCTCCTGTTGTTTCAGTCACTCTTGGAGGGCCGGGTCAAGGGGGTGTTGATACCAAACCCACTTTCACCAAGAGTCCCTTCAGTCACAAGCCCTTCTCAACTAGGAGGGCGTATGCTGTTGCCACAAAGGAGTTCGTTTACAATCACTCAAGTGGAGCTTTTACTATCAATGTGCAACCGCTTAATAATCAGTCTTCTGACATGAAAAGCTGGGGCACTTTTGGTTTTCCTAAGTCTGGTAGAGTTTACTTTGCTGATGGTAGTAGCGCCAAATACGATTCTAGAACTTTAACCGCTTTTACTTTCTCTACTGCTACTGCCGGTAGTGGCGACTTCATCACATCTGATGGGAATGAGTTCACTGGTATTCTACCGTTGTTGAAAAACATAGGAGTGACAACCAATTCAGCTACTGGGGTTAGTGGCACGTTCGCTTTCAACGCTACTCTCTTCAGTGAGCCTGACTTTGGCGATGAGTCAATGATAGACAATGGTACAAACGTGAATGACAGAATGTTCCAGTCCCTCAGTGATATCTCACATGACTATCAGCTTGGTACTCAGTATGCCAGCACTAGGGCACTTGTTGAGATACCATTCTTCTCAAACCAGTTCTTCAATAATCCAGACAGTGGCACATTCGTTGGACCCGGCAATGCCTTCAAGATTCATCTCGACGCCACTCACACGGCACATACCTACAATCCCAGTCCTGTGGGTAGAAGACCAAAGGGCATCGAGCCAGCAGACAGGGAGGCTAACTCGGCTTACTCAATCTCCATAGCTAAAGGCGAACATGTGCCTTACAGTAGAATAGTGAAATGGGATTCTTCCAACAGAAGGATATACGTTGAGGATGCATCGAAGTATCCAGCACCATCGGCTAGTGGTTCTTTCAAGAATCTGACATCAGTACCAAGATACAGAAGGGCATTCTTGAGTAGTGGCGAGTGGGTGGTGTACAGTGCAGTTGATACTTCTAACAACTACCTGACCGTACCAGCTAACCTTTCTTACGTTTTTTCAACTAATTTCATCAATGAACTCAGGCGCTCTGAAAGACTACCTCTGCTTGTTGGGCTACACGACGACACAGCTACGGCAATGGCCTCAGATGTCTACACTCCGTCATCTGAGTTTGAGAGTAGAGGCGAATATTATTATGACCAAGCCAGCGCAATGACTCAAGGTGGTAATGTTGACTACGGACTCAGGCAGTACGTCAGCGCTGTTTCTTTCAAGAGTGGTCCCGAAACCAATCCGCATGCTCCTCGTGTTGAACCTAAGAGGGCAAAGGGAGAGATTGTTGGAATTAATGCCGAGAGGACAACAACTGATGGAGGTAACACGTATGTTGTATCACTTTCTGAAGAGGACTTTGCTCGCTTTCCTAATCTTGGTAGCCGCAATTCTAATACAGCGAGCGGGGGAACAATAGGCGATTTATTGTATGAAGCTGTAGTAGATGTCAATGGTACTGAGTACAGGTTTCACTACTACGGTCATCTTGATGAAATCTCTGGCACTAGTAGTAACACTGCCATACCTAACTCAGCGATAGTCATAGCACATTACGAGAAGACAGGCAGTTACTTCACACCTAGCGACTTGATTGGCTCTGAGGTTGTTCTCAAGCAGAGGACTAGGAGGGTAATGTACGATGAGTACATAGCCGCTTACGCTGGTGGTTCTTTCACCAATAACATACCACCTGCTCTAAGCACTGTAGACCCTCTGTACAGGGAGCTTCTGAACAACATTTACTTCGGCGCAATTTTTTCAGCTTCAGCTTCGGGCGGTGGTGGAACTACGCTAACAGTCACTGGGACAAACAGTGTGAATGACCTGTTTGATTTCAACGTGCGAAAGGACGACAAGATATTCTACAAGTACGCAGATGGTCTAGGTGATGTCAGAGTAGGTTTCTTAGGAACCGTAACCGAGCATATAGCTGATACCAACGCACTCAAGTTTGAGATTGACACGACCAGTCTCCATAGCACCGTGACAACTCAATTAGCCGCTGATGGTGGAGCTCAGATTGGTGTCTTGGTCAATGACTTCAAGGATGTCGATGCAGTCCTAAACGCCACTTGGTTGAATCCATATGCACCGGGCGGGCTAAGGGATGGCGACACTATCTGGGCTAACATGTCTTACAATAACCCACATGCTGTTGAGGGACTCTTTGCCAAGAGCAGGGGTGTCTACAACGAGGGGGAGGTCTGGAGCGAGTTCAATGGCGGGGAGGGTACTTTAGCCGCTAGCAACCCCAGAGATAGCATACCGTTGGAGAACTTCCTGATAGGTGCCAATGCTCTTGAAACTGCCAGAAACTACGCTCAACACGTCAACAGAACGATTGAGGAGAACTATGTGTCTCTTGGTCTATCCGCCTCTTTAGCACCCACTGTAGCATACGTAGACCCATATCTAGCCAACGAGGGACATGCTAGGGTCTTGCTCTATGATGTTGTGCATGACAGGGAGTTCATTGCATTCCAAGACATTCACATGCAGGTTCAGTCGTCGGCTGATGCTACTCACATAGGTTGGAACAGACATGTAGTAGAAAACACTGACACGACTATGACGGACTTGGCTGTTAGCCTCCCAGCTACCAACGGTGCTGCTCCGTATGCTTGGACCACACAGATAGATGTGGCTAATGGTTTTCCTTCTCAAAACAGATACATTCGCTCAACACAGCAATCTAAGTTCATAGAGAGCGCATATGCACATGACTTGGCCAATAAGCAGAGTGATGACCTCACAGGTCAAACTGTCTATTCTGACAACGCCAGAAGAAACAACTACTCCAGATTATTTGGAAAGGCACATGGTCACCACGTCCACGTAGGTTTCAGCATAAACGGTGCTGCATCGAATCAATCCTACTCATTCAGCACGCCTCCTAGAACACAGGAAAGCGTAACCACATTGAACAGAGCTATTGACAGACACCCCCTATCAAGGAAGAGCAGTAGGAGCTTCATTGACTCGTTGGTTAAGTTCAGAGAGGTATCAGGCAAATCACTACGTGACCCATCCACATTCTTCGATACACCAGATGGCACTCGTGTCATACCAGCCTTCCTCTGTCTCAAGGGCATTCGCTCTAGCTCACTAGACTTAAGCAGTCACGCAGAGGCTAACCAGAGCAGTGGGCTAAGAGGCATCAAACACCTACCACAATGGACTGACATGGATTTCGTCAGAAGACTCACAATAGATGCAGGTGAGATAGCAGAGAAGGAAGGTGTTGTTGATGTGCTTTCGGGTGCTACCGAGATAGTCAGAAAAATCAATCAGTATGGCGCTTTGAATGCTAGAATGGCTAAGACTGTAGAAGTTTTTGATGCTGGTTTGAATGTTACTTCAACAGCCATAGTCGGTGGTGGTTCAGCGCACGACCCTGCTGTGTGGTGGGATGTCAACCAAGCTTTCACAAGCACAGACTCTGGTACTCACATGGGCTATCTAAGGGCACATTTGGGAAGAGAGGTCGAGGACGCTGATGGTAATATCGGCCATACCATAGTGATTCACAGCACAGTTCCCGGCGCATCAGGTAGAAACTTCTGCGTCTGGCTGGACAACAGCACATCTCAGACTACGTACAAGCCAGAGTTCCTGATTGGACACGGCGGTAGGTGGAGGAACTTCTGGGCCCTTCCAGACGAGAGGGAGGGAGAGAACATGCATCCTGCTCCCATGCCTCTTGACAAGAACGGTAGGCCATTCGCCCCAATCACCACGCTCAAGCAGTACATTGACAGCGATGAGAGTGGAGAAGACGTAGTATCAGTAGCTGACATTGGTACGGAGGAAAAGACCGATTTCATGTCTATCTCTGATGTCATAAGCGGTAAGAATCACAACAGCATCAACAGGGACTCCTTTGACTTGGAGGGCAGTACCTCAACTCTGGTCAACGGTCTGAGAATTGGGAAGAGAGCGATATCAAGAATAAACTTCGGTGGTCTGGTCGCAACTGGTGTTCCCGGTTGGGCTCCAGTGGCCGGAACTTGGGGCTTTGGCAAGAATGGCGAATCGACTTACAACACTAGGTATGGTAGCTCAAGCACAACAAGAACATACTCTTCACACATATCAGCCAATATGCTTGACGAGGAGAACATAGGGAAAGGACAGCTCTACGGCTTCAGACTTAGGGACCATCTGGGTGGTGAGCATGGTATCAGATTTATCTACAGCAGAAGGGGACAGGTCTTCGCCAATACCAACACCAAGACTCCTGATACCCTACAAGATGAGATATGTGTCTTCTTCGATGACAGGTCCTCCTCTCAAGGTGGTTTTACGGTTGGTACCTCGATGATGGGTTCTGGTGACGCCACTGGTAGGTTAGTTAGCTCATTCACTGACCAGAGTTGGAGAGGCGCTCGTTGGAATGCGAAGCCAGCGCCTGAGATTGCAGTGAGGATGTCTTTGGCTTTCGCATCAACCAGCTTCACTGCTACTTTGAGCGCACCATATGACTCTCTTTCTCATCCCGATGTCTTAGGTTATCTCGGCTTCCCACTTGAGAATGGCGTGTTACAAATGACTGATGCCGTGACTTCCCAAGATGACGAAGTTGGAAGGGTGGTATCATATGAGAGAAGAGTTGGAAATACCTTCTACAACGTACAAAATGCACCAGCTACATCTGGAACTGATATTAAGCTAGTATCCCCGACCATCAACTGGAGTTGCTTAGTTACTGATGAGTTAATGAGCGCTGTTACGGCGGCTGCAATAAACAAGGAAGATGCGAATAGCGTTACTTTCTTCGATTGCACTTCCATGTATGCCGCTGATGGTAGAACCTTCGGTGAGTGGGGCGTTACACCCGATGCCATACAGATTGTTGCTTTCAACACAGAGAGGAACGTCACTCCACTCTCAAAGTTGTTCAATGCCGTAGTCGCACCAGACTTGGGGATACAAGCGGCACATCTGGAGTTTGGTGAGATACAGAAAGCTGAGTTGACAGCCGCTGGTGTGTGGGACTTTGGTACTAGTGCTGCACGCACAGATACTGAGATAGACGCTGGTATGAGAATAGATTGTGGCTACATACCAAAAACTCTGTTGGAAATAAGAACGAAAGGTGTCGGCCCAAACACCAACACAGCCACACCTGTGTTTGTAGATAGCGATAACAACCCAGTTTCCACTGTAGCATGGAGAAAGAATCTCACTGGTGAGTCCTACACTTCCGTATCAGGCGACCACATAATTCCGAAGATAGACAACCCCATTCTACAAATTGATAGAAGCGAGTTTACTGATTCAAACTGGGCCACTGATAATCAATTCAAAACTGTCACAAACGCATATCACTTCCTAATACCAGCTAGCACTTATGTCAGTGGTGATGCCTCTCGTTCGATAGGTCAGAAAGCAGTCGTCTATCTCGATAATGAGAAGTACGCTGTGGTTGAAAGTGTGAATGACAGTGCTAGTTTCGCTTCTAACAATAGTATGAAATGGTTTTCCGACACTGAGGTGAATTGGCCCAGTACAAGACCCGCACAAGACGAGTTTTTACATCTGCACCTAGAGAGAAAATTCGCTGGCATACGCTCCATAGGAAGCGTCTTCTCAGAGCCAATAATCCTCTTCAGAGGGGGTAAGTCTAGTCCCGACCACAGCGTACCACTATTCTTCGGTGGCGGATTCAGTGGCGTTGTCATGGATGTGAATGATGGTAGCAACAATGACTACTCGCAGTTCTACACCCACCCTTACGCTAACGGGCCCACTGGTACAGCGGGGATTCAAAACGCCAACGAGATATCCACTAGCTTCGCAATGTTGGACTGCAATGCCATATTAGCTTTCTTCCCCGGTACAGCTCTGCTCAATCAGCACAGAGCGAGCGCTCTACCTCCATTTTTCAACAAGGATAACGTGTTAAGCACTGATTTGGATAGAGGTGGTACGACTTACACCGCTGGTGTAGTCAAGGCAAAAGCAGTGCCTTTGGTATTGAGGTTCCCTCATCCGACAGCAAGGTATGATGACCATGTGAATGGAGTGGACAATAAGACGACTTACCTTGTTTTTGGTCCCGGTCAGGCATTCCCAATAAGGGAGGAAACATCAGTATCAAATCCAAAAGAACCACATCCGGGTCGTGTGATTACCACTGGTAACTCATTCTCAAAGGTTCCTTTGATGACTAAAGCTTTCCACAATCACATAAACAACGAGGATAGGGATTACCTGCCACCCGATAAAACAGAGTATCTAGCAAATGCTGCTTATCATTGGCGTGCTATGGTGAACTGGGAATCACCCGCTGGCTATCCCTTGGGACGTACATACAAACAGAGGCCCTCACACGGTAGAATGTACGGTCAGATGATTTGGGATGAGTCTACTTTTGATGACAGAACACAACCACTCAGGCATACTCCCTTCATTGGCTTCGGTATAGCAATGGCAGCAGACACCGTGTTCCACATGGACGGTGGCTTCCATCCCGGTGGTTCTTGGTTAGATGACCAACTGACTTTCAACCCACCAAAAAATGATGCCAGAATATCTGTTAGTGGATATAGCAAAATCAATCCAACTGCTTTCCGTGTGGCTGGAGCGATGTTGAAGAGCATTGTTACTGGTAGCACGACGATAGCCGACAAAGACACTGATATGGAATACATAGCAGTAGATGCTACACGCTGTCAAAATGGAGAGGAGCTTGCTACCGTGCTAGGTGCTGCAATAAACACATTCCCCGGAAAGGGTGCTTTGAAGGCGATAGGAGGCACACACATGCCTTCTATGGGAAATGCAATGAGACAAGACAGATACGGCTGGATAGATATAGGGGCAGCAACAGGTACATACCAAAACAGCAGTCATCCGTACTACATAGAAAGCGTTGCCACAAGCGATAGGGACCTTCTTGAGAACCTACCAGCTTCAGGTTGGATTAGGGGTGACATCGACAATAGCGCCACAACCAATGCTGCTTCGTATGCATGTTATTTCATGAAGCAGATAATATTGAGTGGAACGGATTTCAAAGCAAGATTCTATCTTGCCCCCAATAGAAAAGAAAACGCCTCATCACCCGATGCGAACTTCTTGCATGATAATGGTGGTGTCACGCCTTCCTCATCAAAGAACCTGTATGTCTGGTCCAAGAGCGGAGTCATCAGGTACAACAACGAGAGCGTTAGTGCTCGTGACCACATGACACAGGTTCACTTCTCAGGCATAGCAGATGCCGTAGATAGAACAAAACCAGTAGGAGCTGTTGGATGGCATGGTGAGAGATATTCCTATCTCAACAGTCTCAAGATTACAACCAGTGTCACAAAAAATACCACCACGACGAATACCACTGGTTATGCTGCTGGTTTAGGGGCGTACCACCCCTTCCTGAATTTCTCTCCATATGGCTCGGCTAGCACTGTGATGAATACGTACGGACAACTTCCGCTCATTGCACCATTGTTCGGAAGTCCCGAAAGCACACCAGTCATAGACGGTGGGCAAAGTGCTACAAATCAAAAAGGATACATTGATAGTATCTATTCTAATAACACATTTTCGTCATACGGTAGAAGTTACAACTACAAAGATGCAGAAGACGCTGCACCGAACAATCTCTTTTCTGACCCAACAAATTATGTGATGTCGCACGCAAACACATCAAACACTAGCATTTTACCCGATGAGCTACAAAAATCACAGGGAGTCTACACATCTGCTTTCCTAGTTGTTTCGTATGAAAGCGAGCTAGCACTTGTGGCAAAAAGAGATAGGGACGGTACAAGTGCTGTTGGGGATTGGCTGTATTTGAGACAGGAGGAGGATATCTCTGATTCTGGCACTACGATATGGGACGATAGGATTCACGGTCAGGATAGATATACAGCACCAGCAAATGCTGGGCCAAACGTAGAGGCTCTGATTGCTGATGGCACAGCAGTTCCAGTAGATACCATAGATGCCAATTGGATTGATGATTTGTTCCCAACTGGAGGGGGCGCTTACAAGTACATGCATAGTGCTGTTTCTTCAGATACCAATCTTTCCAACGCCACGCCAGACAGAGCAAAGACTGGTGATTTGATACATGACTTGGATTTTTCACCCGGCTCATTCAATTTACAATCCGATGAAGCAGAAAGAAATGTTGCTGAAGACAAATATTCTGGTACTGCTTACACGGCTGAAACAGGATTCTCAAATCAGTATTGGTTGTCTGATGTAAATGGTTTTCAAACTCAGAAAAAATTTGCTGCAAAGAATTTTTCTGTAGAAAATATTGTTTGGAAAAGAATGGATGGAGGTAACCTAAGTCTGCCTACTTTGGACGCCAGAGGGCTTGGTGCAGTGCCTTTCGTGACTCGTGTAAAAAGCAATACAAAATATTTGACTGGAGAAAAAATTTATGGAAATGTGCGTTTTTCGTTTGAAACAACCAATTCTGCTATGATGCCAGTGTTACAAGCACAAGAAATTTCTCAACCACAGCTCTCAGAAAAAAATATTTTCAATGTAAAAAATATTTTACAAATTCCAAATGAAGAAATTCAATTTGAGGAAATTTTGGTTGTTGACGATGCTGGGCAGGAGCATGTCATAGAAGGAGGAAGCCCACTTGGTACAATCATCAGAACTTTCAATCTCAGTCAATTTACTTCACAAGAAACAACAACCGTGTTCGATGCTGGTCTTGGTGTCTTCAGTAATGTAACAGAAAACAAGACGGGACCTGCTTTAGCTAATTCTGGACTCAAACCAAGACTAGCGGTGCAACTACCAAACCCGGATAGCATACCGGGGAATTTAGTGGTTCGCTCTGGTTTTGACCCCATACAGGCGTATCAAAACGAGACTTTTGGCTCCGGTGGCATGCAACACCCCGGTGATAACTCAACTAGGCTGAGTAGCTTCTACGATACCACATACGGCATTGGGCAGGGACATCCTACTTACGAAGAGGTCGGATGGGAGCATTATGACCCAGTTAACGAAAAATCAAAAATAGGCGATTTGAATGTTGCCACTCTCAAAAACTCCTATGAATTGCACGATAGGGCGCTTTTCTTTCATGTTACGAAGATGGGACACAGTAGCACACACAGGTATCCAAACGTGTACACCACTGGTTCTAACTCCGCTGCAAATGACGTAGAAGCACAGACTCTGACATTCGTTTCTTTTTCCAGTGGAGTTGTCACTGTAAACGCCGCTCCAAACGTACATGTCTGGAAGAGAACTTTCACGGACGCCACATGTGATTACAATAACTCTACCAGTGTATCGATAGATAGCACTGCCTCCCTAGTCATAGGAATGCAAGTTTCTGGTACAGGCATACCAACAGGCGCAATAATATCCAGCATATCGAACAGCACTTCCTTTGAGTTAAGTGCAGCCACTACTGGGGGTAGCGTGACTAATGGTACTTTGACATTCAAAGAAACCAGAGACTTTGGCTCAAGGGAAGAAAATGATGATAGAAGGTACATGAGATTGTACAATCCCACTACCGGAGAAAGCGGTGTAGCTACCTATACAGGCATTTCTGGTAGCACTTTCACGGGTGTAAAGGCTGATGCAAATTTCACAACTCTAGCTGCTACATCTGATACCATGTATCTGGTTCCCTCTTTCTACATACCCGCAGGAAGCAACAGATTCTTTGCGGCAAGAAGACTACGTGACCATGCTGAAGTAAGCGGAAACTCCCCTGATATGGCGCATACTGAGTACATTACTAGTGTGACAAACGCTTACGACAGATACACAAAACCCGTAATGACACCCATGCCATATCCAAGAATGGGCCATCATTACGTCAATGCAACCCAACCCATGCTACCGGGCCATTGGGCTCACCCAGTGTACCAGTCTCTGTACAAAAAACACAGAGCCGAGCAAAACATGCTAAGGCAGACAATGGATGGAAAAATTTTGTTGGACGCCGTAAAAGCTAGCGCTGAGAATGTGCCGACAAAAAGTGACTTATCGATAGGAAACAGCATAAACCCAATGGAAGCAGAAATAAACTTCAGTGCGATAAACGCTGCACCTAGCGGTCCTTCGGACTTACACGGTGGTGCTTTCACATTAATGTTTGAAACTGCTGTAAAATGGGACGGTTACGGGGTTTTGGGCAGTCAGGGGGATGCTGGTACGATAAACAAGGCAGGTGGACACAGTATCACGTTACAGGCTGCCTCCAGCTACACGCTAGCAAATCACTTCCCAGACCCGGCTGAAGTGGGGGCGTACCAAATTGTCATACAGCCCAATCTTTTCAGCAATCAACTAGGCGGCGCAGATGACACAACCTATGCATTAACAGCTCAACAAGTTAATACAGTCATTGGAATAAAGCATGATGAATCCAACACTGGTGCTATGACACTAGTATTGGCTCGCTCTACTGAAGCCGATGTCAGAGGGTGTGAAGTAATGATAAACGAAATGATGCTGGACATCAATCCTGATTTCGGAAGTCAATTTACAAATATACCAAAACTACTTTTGTACAACCCATATGGTGTAAATTTGAATGAGAGTCCTTCCTTTTCAAGAAGGGGATTCCCTTACTCACCAATGTTTTCAGATTCAACACCCGGAGTTACTTTGAATGTACCTTGGTGGAGTGTTTTATTCGCAGATATAGCTAGTGATGACTTATCAAATGATGAGGGCTTTAGAGGATTAGCACAAAGTGCGCCTCATAATTACTATTCACATTCTAGAAGTACATATGGAAGTATAGGAAATACACTAACTATGCAAGGATACCCTACAATATACCCCGACATATACTCACATATACTTCAAAATACATCTAATATACCTACATGTATAGTACAATCATTCAATACAAGTACGAGAAAAATAACAGTTGACAATGCAAGCAGTTTCCCTAGCCTACCTAGATTCGGAAAGCACCTACAATACACCGGAAAGGACGGAAAAACGTATTCTGCACCATATACATCACGTAGTGGATTTAGTGCATCTGAGATAAATATACCAACTATATTCACCTTACCAAGCACTGCAACTAGTACCAACTTCCTAAACAATATATTCGACGGTGCTGAGATTACACTTTCAAGTACATACAATACAATATCTGAGAATACTTATGCTAAGGATAGGACAAAAAGCATATTCGCAACTAATTTAGATGATATTAAATTAGGTACTAGAGATACTAACAACCTAAATCCACCAGATGCATTCCTATGTTTATGGCATGAGAATCTAGGTAGGCCATATACTATATTTTCAGAAAGCACTAGTCGTGCTTGGAATGCAGAACCTGTTGATGCTGACAGGTATAATGCACTACCTGAGCATTATGAAACTATACATTATCACTCTGCTACATATGCAATGAGTCTAGGTCCTTTTTCACTCAAAGTAAAAGCACAAAAAACTGGTGATGCAACGGGTGGTGTACATACTGTTGATACTAACAATGATGCTGGAGGTGCATCTGGTAGCGAGTTTGGAAGTGTCCTATACAACAGATACTGGCCTTGTGGTAGCAGGGGTGGTCCTCAAGCCAGTAGTTTGGAGGAATACACAATAGCTTCTGCTTCTTGGAGTAAACCGGGCGATTATGACCAAATGGGCTTAAATTGGACAGATGCTGACGATGACGGTAGTTATTCTGTTTCTAGCGGAATCAGCTCGTCCACCTCAAGTACCAAAAGAAGGGCCTTTGGATACCGTATCGCTGTACGGCAAGCCTACAACAGACCTAGATGGGGTCTTCTCCCAGCTCGTGCTGTCTATGAGGGAACTGCTTCTGGTAGCGCCTTTAACACCACAAACTATGATTCTGGTCCAATAATCCAGATGGAGAGCCATGGAAGCATACCACTCACTTACACGGGCATACTGGAGAGAAGCACGAATTTCACTGGTATGCTGAACAACGACATAGCTGGCCATCAGGTGCGTTACGCACAAGGAAGAAGGATGTCACGGCCTTTCGGTACACCGTTACGCACGCTTAGAAACCCTGCCACTGATACGTCAGCTTCTATAACTGTGCAAAGGGACTGGTGGGGCGATAGTGAGCCAAAGGGCATTACAGAGCTATCTGAGGCATCTCAATACTATTTGGTGGATTGGTGGGGTAACGAGCGTGGAGAGGATGTAAGGCGTGCCCCAGTGCGTGGATTCGGTATCAGACCAGCATGGGACTGTGGTAATGCATACAAGATGGGCAGTAATACCCCGTTCGATAGAATCTGGAATGGTGGTAAACCTCTTTTCAATGTCAAAAACGTAATTAATTCCAGTGGAAATGTAAGTGTTACAGCAGATTTTACCGTTCCTAGATTTGGAGGCACACAAAACGACTCCAATCTAAACGGTAGTAATAATGACCTAGTGGACGTATTCTCCCCTGTGCATTCACTCAGGGTGGGTTGCATGGGTAATGGAAGGGGTTCTAGATACCCTACTTCCTTCAACGAGTGCATTTTCACTGATGTCTCAGTTACAGATGAAAAAACTGGTGTAGTTCTCAGTTCCAATACTAGTGAGCCAACTCTTGGCGCTGGTTTTACAAGGCCCCGTAACGATGTACTGCAAGCCGATGAGATAAAGCGTGGCATAAGCTCAAAGCTATCAATCTCAGAGGATGGGCTTCTCAAGCCAGAGGCTAACGTAGGAGGTAGAACAGACACCATAGTAGGCTCTAGCAAGCATCTGGAGCCAATAAGCAGGACTAGCCCAAGAATAGGCATAGACGCTCCTTTGTATGACGGATTAGAGGAGAATCATGTAGCCATCACAACAGAGGCACACAGCCTCCACACTGACCGTAACATGGGACAGAGAGTGTCTTTGAGTGCATCACTACAAAGAGATGCCAGAACTGCAGCTAATATAGACATACCAACGTCTTTCTCTAGGCAGTCTGATGGCTCGTTAGCCTCTGGAATTTTGAGATTCTCACACACAAACTCATTCAGACCGTATGGTGGCTCCTATATTTTGGAAGTCAGAAGTTATGCTGGTTCTTTTGATGACACTGGTTGGGGTAAGAACAACATTGCCGCCCCTACAAAATCATCTAACCCATATCAAAACGCCACTAGAAAACTCACAACAAAACCAAACAACAGAACTGATAAGTCAGTAAAATTCCTAATTAGACCGATAAGACAACTGGATAACAGACATGTGGAAATGTACAGACTGAATGATAATTTACACTCTAGCTCACCTCAATACACACTAGGCTATCTGAATTTCACATCTGGCGGCAAGTACGGTTACTTCAATTACGAAGTGGACAATCCAGCTAGCTCTTCTTTCTATGTGGGCTCATCAAATCCGAATGCCAACGGCCCTTACTACCCAGTTGTCTTGTTCACGAGTGATTACGGGACTGTAAGCTCACAGGGCCCTACAATACAAACAAGTGAGCAGTCTTCCTTCGACAACACCGATTTGACAACTGGTGTTGGTAGATTATTGGTTTCTGAGAACACCCTACAGCATCACAGGGCTGATTCAGTGAGAGCTGGTGACTTCTCGGTAAAACCAAGATTTTCACAAACTCTTCATCCGAAAGGCCACAAAGGTGATGTAACATTCGGAACTGATGACCATAGCGGGGACTCACCATGAGGATACAATCGACCAAGGGTGCTTTTTCCGAATCGCTTACTGAGGTTATGGTAGATGTTAGAAAACCAGTCTTTGTTGACAACGCTCTGCACTACGGAAAATACGAGTCCCAACAATCTGAAAAACCAAAAGTCACAATCTCCACAACTTCCTACAGAGTATCAAAAGAAGGCAGTTACAGGATAGAGGAAGAGGAGTCCTCCTTGCTTGTGTCACACACAAAAACTCCGGGTCACACTTTTGAAGATAATATTTTTACGCCATACGGAAATGACTCTTCATCAGAAATTTTGTATGATGCTAATGATAATAAAAAACGTCTTTTAAGACAAAAAATAGAGGTTTTGGATAAAAAAATAAGAGTTCACTTGCCAAATATGAAAAATGAAAATCTGTCAACATTTGGTTTTTCTGATGAGGTGAAAATGGGTCAGCCAATAAACGTAGGATTTAGAACAACTGATTTGGCTTTGGAAATCGGCAAGGAAATAGACGGCACAGTAACGTCTTTTTCAATAGGGGAACCTTTGTCCGTGGCTAACGCAACAACACAGAGGCAAAAACACAGCAAGACTTTCTTCGCTCATAATTTCAATAATGCCAGCCTGATGACAGCTCTCACAACTTTGGGAAGAAGGGATAATAGAATCTTAGATTACGACATGCATGGTAACTTAATGTTCATACCTTTCAACTATTCTAGAAAACCACATTTCCTATCAGCGAGTTTGAGAACGGACAGTGAAAATACCAACACAGTGGATGATAGTGCGAACAGAGTTACAGTGGTAGGTCGTCAAATTGCCTTGAATGACAACTCTTCTGTTACTCTCAATGACGCCACTCAACAAGGCAGGTTTAATATCGAAATTGCAGAGGAGCCCATGCCACATTTTGATAATTCTATAATGTCAGAACAGGAGTCAAGGTCCGTAGCAAGACAGATGCTCAAGGCAAACAGACTCCTAGCAACGAGAATGGAAACAAAGGGACATCCAAAATCTTGGTTCATAAGACCGGGAGAGATTGTTAATTACGGCAACAGAAAATACGTCGTCATGTCAGCTAGCCACATGTTAGCCTCACAACTAAGCGATTTTACTTTCCTTACGCTAGAATCGGGTGCTGACACAGCAATCAGGTCCGTGTTTGAGGATGAAGCGATAGCCGAAGAGATAACCAGCGATGACCTAAATGAGCAAATAAAGCAAGTTGATTACGGTTTCTTTGATGAAATTGATATAAAGACCACCCTTCTCCTCACTGTGACAGATGTTAGCGGTACACCCCTTCTAATAGGCCGTAACGCTAACAGAGTCAGTATAGGCGGTAGTGCAAAAACGATTGGACTCGGTAAAAAAGAAGCAGATGAGAGGTTTTTGGTGTTCTAATGGCAGTTAATGATTATTTGAAGAGGCTCTTGGTAGAGACTATCGCCAATAACATAAACGAAGTCAAGGTAGGCTTTGATGGTACACCTGCAACTAGCAGTGATGGTTCACCCGGAAAACCAGCCCCTGTGACTCTCACCCCTACCGTCAAGATACTCGATAGCAATAGCCTGTTAGTTGAGGCCACACTACCCACAACAGAAAGCTATGATGAAACCATTAAGGAAGTCTATATTCAGATGAGGGACACCAGTGGTTTCACACCAGTAAGCAGACACGTCTTCGCTCCAATTCTCAAAACAACTGAGAATGAGATAAAAATCCAATTATTGATAGAGGTGAAATAATGTCAAATCCGTTGAAAACACACACAGACAACTTGCAGGATGGGGGATTCATATTCTCCTCATCACTGACTAACATGCTAGAAGCAGCTCATGGAAACGGCGTTTTCATGCTAGAGGACTATGCAACTGGCTCTGGTATCAGAAACACCCCTGCCTCCTTATCAGGTGCAGTGTCGAAAGTTGATGCAAGCACAATCAGAATAAAAGGAGGATTCGCTGTAATAGACGGCTTACTAGTCGATTTTGCTGGCGGATATTCATCGAACGCACCAGCAGACACATTCAATGTCGATTTGGACAATTCAAGTTACGGTTCTGCTCTAACTAGTGGACAGTCCGTTATTTTCGTGGTTTATGTCACAACCGACAATTCTACGGGCGTAAAGAGAATAGGGATAGAGAGAAGCAGCGCTACTTCCAGTTTCCCAGTAACACCAAGTTCGTTCTTGAACGAGGGAGGCGCACTCGACGTTGACCAAACTGTGGTGCTAGCTTTGGTCAAAGCCGATTATGCTAGTAACAGCACAACGATGGACATAGACATTCAGACAATCTACGATGTCAGGACCTTCATCAGACCTTCCCCAATCTATCTCGGTAGGATGTCCACTGGCGCAGTTGGCGCCACAGTGAGTGATTCCAACAGAATCAACGAGCATCAGGATTTGGATGGTATGCAGGGCGGTGGCACTGAAAACGGGGCATTTACAGCTTCAGATTTAGGAGCCCTCTGGATGAGCAGTGACCCTGCTGGCGAAGATGTCCTGTTTTTCTCAGGCACTCAGGGTGGTTCTAGGAGAACCCATAGGCTTGGACCCAACAAGGCCCTAGTCTCTAGTCCTAGCAGTGATTTGACGTTTGAGTACGATGGTTACAACTTCTTCATACTCACTCCAAGCGGTGCAATAACTCTGACTCCTGATACGAGTGACTCGCCATTCCCGCCCGGACACGTTGTTTATGTCAGCAATCTGCACTCCAGTAACGCAATAACATTTGAGAATGGCTCCAATGACATAACGATAAACGGCAACTCAGGTGCTGTGATAGTCTACAACGGCACTGCTTGGTACACCGCTTTCTCCTCTACATCAGCATCCACGGCGGCATCAGGGGCTTCTGGACTTGTACAACTCAGTGATGGGTCTAGCGGTTTCACTTCCGATACTGACCTCTCATTCACTACAGGTACTAACACTTTGAATGTCGGTGGACCTATCATTATGTCCGGCTCGCTCTTCAAAGCGCCAACTGGTCTTGAGTTCACACCAACCTCCAGCAATCCCGGCACTGCCGCCAATACACTGTGGAAGGACAGTGGCACTGGCAATTATCTGAAATTAAACGCTGATGCTGTTCTGACTGCTGGAAATTTTGCGACTTTGTTTGCCACAAGCGCAGTAGGAATACACTCCCTAACTGCAGCCTCAATAGCATCTGGAGATTTCCTCGCTATAGCTGACGCAAACGATTCTAATACCACAAGAAAGGAATCAATAGACGATATTGCTACGCTATTCGCTGGCACAGGATTGACTGCATCTAGCGCTGTAATAGGCATTGATGCGGCACAACCCACCATTACATCGATAGGACCAAGCGATGCAGCAGTTACGGTAGGACAGAATCTAATTGTAACGGGTAATCTGACTGTTAGCGGTAGCACAACCACAATCTCAAGCACCACTATCACTGTGGATGACAAGCATGTGGAACTCAACGCAGTCGATAGCCCAAGTGATGCTAACGCTGACGGTGGTGGCCTCATCCTCAAGTCGGCAAGCGATAGAAGCATTGTATGGAGCAATGCCAATGATGCTTGGACTTTCAATCAAAACATATACCCCAGCGCAGACAGTAGCTTCAACATAGGCGCAGATGCCACACGTTTCACCGCTGGTTACTTTGACACTGTGTACGGTGCTGGAAACTTCTCAACGATAACAGGCTCAGGCGATGTGGCAATAGACACTGACACACTAAAGGTCGATGTGGGCAACGACAGAGTTGGTATCAACCAAGGAACACCATTGGCCCCACTACAGATAGCCAACTTGGGCTTTGGTGAGGTCACAGGTACTTTGTCTAGTAGCGACAACAATGGTAGCAACGTAATCACAATGGCTCTATTTTCCGTATCTCAATTCCGTTCAGCCAAGCTTCTGATAGAAGTCGATGGTGAGGATGGCTCAGGCAATAGAGTGCTTGAGGCAGCAGAAGCAGTGGTCACCCACGATGGTTCTGCTGGTAGAATAACAACATACGGCGTTGTACAATCGAACGCCAGCGAAACACTCCAAGCGGCCTATAGCGTCACTGTATCTAGCGGTAACCTTAATTTAGTTATCACACCAGAGATAAACAGTGTTCAGTACGATGCGAGAGTCACTTGGCAAGGGATGGTGGCATAGTAGATGACCGAGCGTGATTTTAAAGTAAAGAAAGGATTGACTGTAGAGAATGGGGATTTGGAGTTCAAAGCCGCATCCTCTGTGAAGATATTGGACAACAGTAGTACATCATTAGTTGTGAAAGAGGGCTCTAATGCCTACATAACTCTTGATACGTCAAATAGCTCTGAAGCGATTACCTTGCATAAAGCCACTTCTTTCAACGACCAGAATATCACGAACGTAGGCTCAATAGCTCTCGACTCTATTGTTCCTGATAATACTGATATTACGATAACCACCGCTGATAATCAATCTGGGGCTCTTGGTATATTAGACGCAGGTGGAGCTACTTACATAAAAGTTATTTCTACTAATGGCAGTGAGTTAGTTGAATTCCATCAGGATGTTCAAGTCCTTGGTACTACGCCAACCCTATCGATAGGTGATAGCGGACAAGAGGATACCATGCTCCGTTTTCTTGGTAACGAGAAAAATTTTAGATTGGGTATCGATGACAGCGCTGATACCTTTGAAATAGGACTGGATGGCACTCATGGCGTTGATAACAAAACATCCATCAGGATAAATAGCGCGGGTGAAATTACCAAGATAGGAATAGCAACGAGTCCTTCTAATGGTCAAGTTTTGGCTTATAACAGTTCAAGTGGTATATGGGAGCCAACTAATTCAGCCTCTGGTGCAGATGGTATGGGAACTGGTTTTACCGTATCGGCAACAACCGATTCAAATGCAACAACTATTACACAGGGAGATGACTTATTCTTCGCTGCATCAGGTGGGCTTACAGCAGAAACAACAGCAGATGGAACTGTAACTCATAGTTTGGATATTAATGGGCTTACAGCGGCCGCAATAGCAAGTGGCGATTTCCTTGCTTTCTCTGATGAAGGTGCATCAGGTGACCCAACTAAGAAGGAATCAATTGATGATATTGCTACGCTATTCGCCGGTACAGGTCTTACTGCATCTAGTGCTGTGCTTTCTGTGGATGCAGCACAAACGCAGATTACATCAGTTGGCACACTAGACGCTGGGGCAATATCATCAGGATTCGGTAACATAGACAACGGTAGTAGCACATTTAACACTGGTGCGGCTACAGTAGATAGCTTGAGCGTATCTGATGGAAATATAACAAATGTCGGGGATATAGCTCTTGACAGCATATCTGCTGATGGTACTAGCATAAACGTAGCCATGACTGATAACGATGATGCCGCTTTCACAGTCAAACAAGGTTCAGACGTGTATTTCTCAGCTTCCACTGCTAACGGTAGCGAGGCCATCTTGATAGGCACTGGCATATCTGGCACAGCGATTACGATTGGTCACGGAACTTCAGAGGTTACGTTCCAAGACAACGTGACAATCACTGGTAACCTGACTGTAAACGGGGACCAGACTGTAATCAACACCACGGCAATCGTGGCCGAAGACAAATCGATGCTTCTGGGCATAGCTGGCGGAATGGAAGACGCCACATTTGCTAGAAGCTCCTCGACGGTCACAGTAACATCAGCAAGTCACGGCTTTTCAAATGGCGAATCCATATTTGTGTCAAACATGGGTAATAGCATTACAGATGGAGTATATACCGTAAGCAGTGTATCAACTAACACTTTCGTGCTAGACAGTCATGGTACCAGTGGCACAGTGGGTGCTGGTGCTACTATGCAACATTCCTCTGCCAACACCACTGAAGCAACTGCTGACGGTAGTGGTATCTTCGTGCCGGGTACCAGTCTACACAGCATTCAGTACGATAGTAGCCACGGATTCCAAGTCTCAGATGATTTGGACTTGGCCAATGGTAAGCACCTTAGCATCAATGGCACGACAGTGTTGAATGCAACAACGCTTGGGTCAGGTGTCGTAAGCTCTAGCTTGACATCTGTGGGTACACTGACAACCCTGACAGTCGATAACGTCCTCATAAACGGCTCAAACATTGGTCACACTGGAGACACCGACTTGATTACAGTAGCAAGCGGCATAGTCACTGTTGCTGGTGAGATATCAGTGACCACACTGGATATCGGTGGCACCAACGTAACATCCAATGCTGGTGAGCTGAATCTGGTGGATGGTTCTTCTGCTGGTAGTATAGTTAATAGCAAGGCTGTGATATACAGTTCGGCTGGTCAAGTAA